TGTATAAATATCCAGCATTTCACGAATCATTTGTTGAATATAGATATTTACATTGGGAAGTTTGTAGGAAAAGAGGACATGAAGAGTATAAAAATGATGTGGATTGGCAGGTAGTTGTTTGCAAATATCCAACAGAATACATTCGTAGAGAGTAGGCGGTATTTGTTCCGTACTGGTATTCAATCGTATCTGGTCTGCTTTTTTTAATTTAATTTGTTCTTTGGCAGGTAATTTAAATTTATGTATCAAGTCTTTGATAGACTTGGCAAAATACTTGTGGCACAAGAATAAATCCACTGCTGGACTTTGTGGAAGTTTCAAGTAATCCAGCAATGTAATGACACTATGTTCTATTTTATCCGGAGTGTGGGATGCTTTTCCCAAAAATTCAATGATACGCTGTTCTGCAGGAGGAAGAGGAACTTCGATAGAACACCATTCAGATTTCGTGAGCTTAGTTTGGTCCATTTTGTACAATTACCAGTATTATAATTGTTATTCAATTTTTTATAGCATTTTTGAAAATAGAAGCATATTTTGTCCACCTGCAGTAAAAATGTAAATTAATGTTTTATATGATTATTTATTTTATTAATACTATAATATGAATGCAACTAATTATGGTTTTATGTTCAATGATATAACTATATCAGGTAATCATTTTATTAAAAAATTTAAAAATTTGTTAGGAAAACAAAAAATTAATAATGAAATTGAGTTTTATTTGTATATTATTGAAAAATATTTACAATTCCCAATGCCAGAATTAGTATCACATGAAGATGGCAGATTAACTATACAATATATTTCAGATTCGTGTCCTTTAACAAACATAATTACGTTGTCGAATAGTAGAGAATATATAAATAAAATAAAATTGCATCTTACTATAATTCATAATATAAAAATTCCAATTTCAAATAAAACAATACAAAAAGATTTACATATTGAATTAAATCAAAAAATTATAAGTAGATTTTGTCAATTTGATTGGGAATCAAATTCAATATATCAATCTATACAAAGTGTAAATAATGTAAAAATAAAAAATATTCATTATTATACTCAATTACTTGAACAAAAAATAACACATTATTTTAAAGACCGTAATTATTATAATTTAATTCATGGAGATACACATTTGGGGAATATTTTGTTAGATAAAAAAGATAATATTTATTTTATTGACCCGAGAGGATATTTTGGAGAAACAAAATTATTTGGAATTTATGAGTATGATTATGCAAAATTATTATTTGGAATATCAGGATATAGCGTATTTGACAATATGATAATAGATGAACTAATTATAAAAGATAATAATGTTGAAATAAACTTTATTAAAGAACATGAATATATTTTTGAATCAAACATGTTTGATAACATATCAGTACTTTTATGTTTGAGCATATGGTTAGGTAATAATAGTAGTTTTGTGGATATCAATAAAAAAATAACTAGCTTGATGATAGCTTTTTATTATTGTGAAAAATATATTAATTAAAATGAATTCCATTCATTTTATCATTAAAAAAACTTGTAATAAATGCAATATTTGTAACTGAAACATAATAAAAATCGCAATTAATTAATGATATACAATCATCGATAATATCATTACCTAATTTTAATCCGGTGTATTCATTTAAATTCATTATTGAATCTTTATAACCATTAAAACATCCATTTGTTCCATTTCCATCATCATTTATTCTACTAATATATTCATTGTAATATATGTTAACATTTGATTCTTTAAAAATATTTTTAAATTTAACTATATAATCAGATACATCTGTAGCTAAAAATATATTATATTTATTATATTTAGTATCTAATTCTTTTTTTATATTTATTATTCTCATTTCTATTCCATTATTATTTTGAAAAAGGTCTGAATGTACACACAATTGGGCATAAGATCTAATATGTATTCCAATTAATGGCATTTGTGTAGTTTCTTTTATACTATTTATATGATTTATTATTTTATCACTTTTTTTTACTTCAAAATTTTGTTTAAAATAATCAGAATATTCTTTATTTATTTGTATATTATCTACGTTTAATCCATTTATAAATTGTGGTACAATAAATGGATATTCTATAACATTTAAATTTACAAAATAATATTTTATGTTTTCGTTAATATTATTGACATATTTAAAATATAAAAAAAAGGAATTATTATATGAAATTTCATGATATTTAAAACTAGAATGATTAATGCTAAAATGCCCTAAACAATGTAATTTAGGATTTAATTTTTTTAAATATAATGAATTTTGAACAATTATAGTTAATTGTGAACCAAACCCACTATTACTATTAATTAAAAATATAATTGCTTCTTCTGAATAAAGATTTTTATTATGTTCTAAAAGTGTATTTATATCAGAATATATAGTTGTAGGTTTTATATTTTCATACCATTCCATAAACTATCATAATAAAAAATTTAATTCATTTATATGTGATTTCCAAATAAAATTAGGAAAAGAACATTTTAAATAATTATATTGTGACAAATTATACATTACTACTTTATTATTTTCTGTAATATATTTATTATAAAGGGCAGATATAACACCTGATTCTATACATATAAAATTATTTATGTTTAAGGCAATTGCAGCTATATCTTTTACATTCAAATTATCATCTCTAGTACATTTTATACCATCTACTTTTTGGGTAGTAACAATATTATATTTTTTACTTAATTGTAATATAAATGTATTCCATTCATTTATGTTATAATTTATTTGACCTGACCTTGGAGAACCATTATTTATTAAAAAATCAATATTCATATATTTATTGTTTGTAGTTTTATTAATATTATCACAACGTGTAAATAAGTCTGCATCTATATAAATAAATTTATCCATTTGAATAGGAATATTTATTAGTTTTAAAAAATTATTAAAAAATTTACATAAAAATATATCATAACCATTTTCAGTTTCAATATTTGAATAATAATTATATTCATAATCAGAACATCCAATCCATAAATCATATATTTTAACATTATTTGGCATTTTATCTATAGATTCAACAATTACATTATTACTATTATTAAAATCTTTAACTTGTTCTACATTATCATTTGTACAATAAAAATGTATATATATGTTATTATTTTCTAAATATTCATAAATATTTTTAAACATAATCATATTATAAATACAATCACCTAAATGAGTAAAATTTTTTGTATGTATTATTTTTTTATCCATATATTAAGTATAATATATTTTTGTTTATTAATTCAACCCAATAATCTATTTTTAATTTATTATAATTAAATTGTTTATTTTGAAATTCTATTAATGTTTTTTGTAAAAGTGTTTCATTGATATCAGACCATTCATCTACTATCAGTACAGGTAAATCTTCGTATAATATATCTAAACAATTTTTTTTTCATAATTACTATACAACCTAAAATTAATGCTTCATAGGTTCGTATACAATCAATACCATTGTCATATGGACTTAATACAAAACTATATTTACCATATATTAAATATAGTTTTGTATTTATTGTAATTTTTATAAACACATTATTAAAAATTTAAATCTCTAAAATCATTCAATAAATAACAATCATTTTTTTTAAAAATGGTTTCATTATTATATATATAAATGATATCTGTTACACCTTTTAATGCTTTGTATCCAACCATACTATCTTCAAACCCAATAATATATTGTTCATTTTTATAATATTTTTTCTTAGCAAACTCATAACACTCTGACGATGGTTTAGGTAAGTTGCAGTTTTCTCTAAAAACCCATTGTTTAATTTCATTCAATAAAGGAAGTTTTTCTTTAAAAATAGTAACAGTTTCTTCATTCGTATTGGTAACGAGACAAAAATTGTAATCATTATCTATTAAAAAACGTAAAAAAACTTCACTGTGGTTAGTATATGTAATAGTTTCCTGTTTCAAAAATTCTCTTTTATGTATTTTCACGTTATGTATAGTTGGTTCATCCATTACAGTTTTTAAATAATTGTCTATATTGTCATTTAAAATAATATGATTCCATTGGTGTATATTCAAAAAAGGCATATTATAGGTTTCAAATGCCTTTTTATAAGCATTATAATGAGCCATAGTAGTGTCTATAATGGTTCCGTCCATATCTAACAAAATAAAAAAATCTTTGGGTGTGTCTAATTTTGGATGTTTAAATTTGTTAAAACATGTATCTATTGTTTTATCAAAATGAGTAAACGAATAATTACAGACATTTATTCTAGTATCGCATAATTGTGTATCATAGGGTCTAGGTGCAATTCCTTCACATTTTGTATCATTTGGTTTAATTTTATTATCAATATATAAATAATTACTAATTTTTTGACATATTTCATATTTTGTAAATCTATTATATGGATTGTAAAAATGATAAATTCCGTTATAGGATTCTTGTATAGAATCATAAATAAATTGGCATAAATCTGTTATATATAATGGTCGTCTGATACAATAATTATCTTCCATTTGTACTTTATCTGATCGTATATCCATAACATTTTTTCCAATTAAACAAACAGCATTGTCGTGTATTTTACTCAAGGAAGAATATAATACTGGTGTTCGAATAATACAATAGTTTGTACAATTGGTTATCACTTTATACTCAGATATTAATTTTGAAATACCATAATTTTGCAACGGATTTTTTAAGCTGTCAGGATAATTGGGCTGTATTGAACCATCAAACACATAATCAGTAGATAAATGTATAAATTTAATATTTAATTTATTACATACATAAGATGTTATATGAACTAATTGTATATTAGTTTGTTTTATACTATTCCAATTATGTTCACATACATCGGTTAATCGTTCAACAATACAAAAAATACAACAACTAATTTTGTGTTCTATTAAAAACTCTTCTATTAATTGTGGATTTGAAAATTGAACTTGAAACATGTTATCTTTTTCAATTTTGTTTGTGTTGTATGTTCCAATATAATTAATATATTTTGAATCTAGAAAATTACACATTTCTTTACCAACCAATCCAGATGCACCACATATTAATATCATAATTTATTATATAACAAATGTTTATATTATTTAAGTTTATTGTACCAAAAATCTAACAAATCCTTGATTGTATCTTGTATTTGTATTTTTGGTGTCCATTTTAATTCATTTTCAATCAAAGATGCATCACCATCTTGATATTGAATATCTATAGGTCTCCATAATTTTTCATTAATATTCATTTCAATATCAGTTAATCCACTAAATTTAATTAACATATTTGTATATTCTCTCATTTTTAATGGCTCTCCTCCACATACATTATACACTTTTCCATTTGAAATTTCTGACTGGGTAGCTACTAAATAAAATGCATTCGCAATATCTCGAACATCTGTTACAGCTCGTACTGTATCTAAATTACCAATTTGTAATACTTTTTCTTGTTTTCCTAACATCATATTTGCAATTTGAACTGCATCAGATGCAATTGAAAATCTAGCCCCTCTTCTTGGTCCAGTAAAACAAAAAGGTCGAATTACAGTAGCTTTCATTTGTTTATTTTTCATGCGTTCGCACACATATAAATCAATTGCACATTTAGATGCTCCGTACGGATTAGCAGGCAAAATACAATTATTTTCATTTATTTTTCTTCCATCTATTCCCTCATTGCCATATACTTCAACCGTTGAACAAAATATAAAATGACAGGATGGTTGATGGTCTTGTAAACATGTAATCAAATTTATAGAACCCATAACGTTTGCTTCCCATGTACCAATTGGATCTTTGAAACTTGTTGGTGGATGTGTTTGGGCAGCTAAATGAAAAACAACATTAAACTGTTGTTCTTTAAATAATTTGTCTATTGTTCTGAAATGAACTAAATCTCCATATATAAAAGTAATTTTACTAAATTCATCTTGTGTTAACAAATCTTTAATTTCTTGTTCTGACCCTCGTGTTCCTCGCAAAAGTCCATATACATGATGTCCTTCTTTTATTAACAATCTAGCTAAATGAGGTCCTAAAAATCCAGTTATTCCAGTTATTAAACAATTCATATATTTACGTATTTAATATATTTAAGTAATTATTTTTTTAATAATATTTGTTGTACTTTTTCCAGTTATTACATCAAATAATTTTATTTTTTTTAGACTAGGATGTTTTTTTAATATTTCTTCTTCATTATAGTCAGACCCTTTAAACCAAGTATCTGGATTTATAATATTCATAATATTATCTAGTTCAATTTCCAATTCATTATTAATTTCTTCATATAAAATGATATTGTCAATAAAATCATAATGAATTAACATATTAATACGGTCATTTAAATTATTAATAGGCCTTAAATTACCTTTTAAGCCTTTAATTTGTGTATCAGAACTTAAACAAACAAATAATTTATCACAATTTTTTTTGCATAATTTTAAAGTTTTTATATGTCCTTCATGTAAAATATCAAAACAACCACTAGTTAAACCAATATTATTTAATTTATTTAAATATAAATAGTCAATTAAATGATTTTTACTGTATATTATTTTTTGAAGTGGTTGTATATTTATATTGGAGATACATAATACATCCACATATTCTGTTAAAATAGAACATGGTTTTTGTAAATCAATATAGGAACCAGATGTTATTTTTTTACCATCTGAAAAGATAGCCCCGTCTAATAAAATGATTATATCATAATCGTTTTTGATTTTTTCAATCGTATTAACTTTCATTATTTGCAAATTAGTATTATTTATTGTATATTGATTCGTATGGTTAAAATCCATAATTTCATTTTCGTTTGGTTCTCTTTCTACAACTGATTTTTCATAATTATTTCTATCTCTATTATATATATCTTTAATTCGTAATAAATCATTTTTATCTGTATATTCAATATATTCTGTATATATTTCTATTTCCATTAATATACCATTATCAAGATAAGAATGAATACCATGAAATGTCTCTCTTGGAACATATAGAGATTCCAACAAATTTAAAATGGTAAATGTATTGAATAAATTTATTTTAAAACTACCTAATATAGGTATTAATATAGTATCTTTTTTAAAATGACAATGCAATGATGTTTCTTGGTCTTTGTTAACATGTAATATCCATATACCAATATATTTGCTTTGATATGCTAGATATTCTTTTCCCCAAGGTTTATCATTCACTTTATTTTTATAATTTATTTGTTTTGAATTTTCTCTAACTTTTAATAATGAATTATTACAAATACTATTTTCTTCATCAATACTTTTTATAAAATTCATAATTTAATTGTATATTTTAATTTACAATTTATGTGATATCATTTCTAATCAATAAATTTAAATGGAGTTTTTCATACAGTAAATAAAAAAATAATTATATTCAGATAAATTCATCAAATATTAACTTCTTGATTTCCTTGTTGCGTACCAGTGTTACTTTCTTTTCAAATGCATCCTTGTCCAACTCTCTGAATTTGTCCAATTCGGCTTCATACTTTTGTTTATCAAATCCCGGCAACTGTTCCAACACTAGACCAAACACTTGTTGCAACGGTTTCATCAATTGGTTCGTAATGTAATGTTTGTAATCAATGGTACACTTTTGTTCTTTAATGAATTCAGGCGTTTCTACTTTATTACCCTGCAACTGTTTTACTCCTTTTTCTTTTGCCACTTCAATGAATGCAAATTTTACACGGTCGCCTGGTTTCGGTTTGTTACCAGGGTCTCTCTTACCAATACGGTCTGCTAATACTTTGTGAGCAATCGATTGCGGGTTTTTATATCCTGACCGCAACGATTTGGTAATACACAATTTTTCCAACGATATTTGACCTTCGACTAATTTAGACATGGTTGTTTTTACAAACGATACTGCTTTACTGACATCTTGGTCTTTCATTAAAATGTCAATGACTCCTCCATATCCATCCTTTAAAAAGGGTGAATTGTCGCGACGTTTCAACACAATACCCATACTTTTACGGTAACAATGTTCGGTATCGTCTTCGTAGTAATCACCAATGTACCGTTTCTTGGAAAACAATGCAAAGGGTAAAATGGCTTTTTCAAACGCCAATTTGTGTGGAGGTTTCAACATGGCGGTTACTAAATCACCCGCTTCTTTACCCAATTCCATGGAAATACCCAACGCATCTTTTCCTAACAATTGTTTTCCATCTTGTATCAAATTAAATCGGAAGAATACTGAATCTGTATCACCATAAATGTATTCAGACGTTGCAGTCACCTTACCATAAATAGTTTCACACTCACGATTTTTGTATACATTTTCAACTACTTCTTTTGCAAACAACAGCATGTTTCGTCCACCTGCAGTACAGGATGAAGCTACATATTTATTGTAAAACATACTCGTAGACGCACCACACTGACCATACACCGAATTAGCAGCTACTTTAAATGCATTTTGGCGTTTGTTCAATATTTTTTTCATGAACGGGTCTGGTTCTGTTTCTATCATTTTTCGAGTATCTTTACGTGCTTTCAACAGTTTTTCCAATACGGAAGGAATAATGGCTTTTTTATCATCTGGAAATTGTGCAAACCGACACACTTGATACCCTGAAACTTGTTTGACAGCAGCTGCTTTTGGTGTTTTGCGAACATATCTGAACGTATCCGATTGTATGTCTACATACGTATATTCAGGCAAATTATCATAAATGTAAACGCCATTTTGTTTCACACCAAATTCTTGTATCAAATTATGTTCCAAATCATAGACCTTTACACTTACCAAACTATCATGAGACATGTTGTCTGCACAAATCACAGATGGATATAGTGAATTGAAATCAGTTACAATGACAGGTGTTTCAAAGTAAAACCCACATTTAGGGTCAAGTACAATTGCACCTTCATACCCTTCTTCATTATCTGATTTTTGTACTACTGGCATTAAAATACCTTGTTCTCGGCATTGTTTGGCTAACAAGCTGGCTAGTTTAATACCTTGACCGCGCATCACAATGAATTCAATAGGAACACTACAAATGTTCGCCATCTCACCTAATTCAGGCAACAAATCTATTTTTTGAAATAAATGATGCACTAGATTGCAATCCTGAATACAGTAGCGTGCAATAATTGCACGGTCATCGTCTGACCCCTTTGCCAACCGAAAGATTTCATGATGGTCTACGTCATCCTTTGCCAAACACCATCGCACTTGTTTTTTCAAATTTGGATTGATAATTCCTTCCACTACAAAATAATCTTTGTACACGCGTATGGCTTGAAACTTTTTACCATTTTTATAGTAATCGCTCGAATGAGACACTTCTTCAAACACTACGTAATTCATGGGTTCCAACCCTTGCAAGTTTTTACTGAACACGTACGATTCATTGGTATCTTCTTTGTGTTCTATTTTAGTTACTTTATCACCAATAAAGTACGCGGACACATTATCTAATTTGTAAGATTCCAATTGGTAATCTCGACGAAACATGGTGTACAAATCAATTTGCAACCGTCCTTGCATTTTAAAGTAACTTAAATTGTATTCTCCGCTAGCCAAAAAGATGGTAGATTCTTCAATATTCCATTGCCCATTTTCATATTTTCCAGCAAGGTTTTGCGTGCGAGACAATTGTAAAAATTCTTCAATACAATTGTTTTCTACAGCACGATGAAACATGAATTTGCAATCGAAACCAAACGTATTGTATCCAATCAAAATGTCTGGATTTTCTCGTTGAATCAAATCTTTCCAAGCAATCAATACTTGCTCTTCCGTTTCGTAGCATTCGATTTCTGTATTTTCAATAGGAGAACACCCACCAAGAACAATACAGTGATTAAGGTACGGTTTATTGACACCATAGTTGACAAAGGTAGACCCAATAAACGTTATTTTGTCACCTTCCAATGCTGGAAACATGTTATTCAAACTTTTCTGTAATTCGTTAATTTTAGATTCCTTATCAAAGTCGGTGTCACGCATCATGTCCAATACAGTAGACTCTTGGTTGTATTCGCTGGTAGGTCCACTGTGTGAGTTTTCGTCATCGGAATCTTCTTGTACAATGGCATGCAATTGCACTGATTCGGTTGGAACATAGTTTTTCAAAGGTTGTTGAATCCACCGTTCAAACAGAGTGGCAAGTTGTGATTCAGAGGGTTGTTTTTTAGGGTAAACAATGTCAATGTATTCCATCTGGGCGAACCCAAACGCAGCTTGAATACAGTTAAAGAGTAATTCTTTTATATGGGTAGTATCTGAATGTTGAAATTGTTCTACTATATTTTGCGCCAGTTTTTTATAATCTTTAATCGGAAGTGGAAAATCGCCGTGACTACTACTGGCTTCAATATCAAAACTACATATTTTATAAGGTACAATCGTTTCTTTGGTCGGCAAGGGGTCAATGTCTTTGGCCGATACAATAAATTCATAGTCACATGTAGTCACGGGTTCTTCTGTTTCGGTATAATTGTTCAATTGGACCCATCCAGATGGACTCAAATTTTTAATATGAAAATAGCGGAGTAAAGGAGGTATGAACGATTCATATAGTTGAATGTAGTGATTCTTAAATTTATACCCATCCCTTTTTAATACCCATGCGAAACCTGGTTTTTTATTGAATTTAGAAGGACTTGACGAAGTAATTTCATGGTACCACAAATTTTTAACACGATGAAAACAAGGTAGTCCTTTAAATTTAAAACAAATGAATTTATGTTCACGTTGCCCGTCAAATCCGTCCATTTTTTTACGATGGACCAATGCACAATCTACTATTCCATCTGCCATGTAAGGTCCAATTTCAGTTTTTACATGGTTCAAAAAGTCTGTCTTATGTATTTTTGTATACCAATCAGGTACTCTGCAGTAAAAAGATGGTTTAAAATCTGGGATTTCAATGGAAAATGTTTTTCCTTCTTCATTTAGGCCAAACATATGAATAATAAACGCGTCATCACGAGTGGTTGTTTGGAAATCTAGCAATTTCAATTGCATTGTATACTATAGATACCATTATTATTTTACATCAATTTTTAATATTATAATAGACTATGGGATTGTTTAGTGTATTGTCGAAAGAAAATTGTTTGTTTTTTTATGCCATGTCCGTTATTTCACTTGTATTGTTTGTATTAACTATCATTGCTGGAATTTTTTATTCCAAAAGTAAATTAAGCGTAGTTATATTAAGTTCTACAGGTCCGTTGGTAACTTATTACATGTATCGTTTATTCTATTCCATGTGCGAACAATCTTTGCAATGAATTTCTTTTAATACGATATGAATAAAGAAATTAAAATTAATCCTGATTTATTCAAAATGTCAAAACCTAAAACGTTGAAAAAAAAGACGTTGACCGGTACAGAAATTAAGAAAGCTTTACTAGAAACCATTCAACAAAAATCAGAGGACCCTATCATGAATGCAATTCAAGAAATAGAAACCATCAAAGAACCCAATAAAGAAATTGTAGAACAAACAGAAACTCCAACTGTGGAAGAACATATGGAAGGTGATGTTCTAGTCAAAACAGAAATTAAACAAGATGTACCTTACGGATGTTTAAAAAAAGGTAAAAAACCTACTTTTAAACAATGGAAGTCTGTTCCGACAACTCAAACAACTACCAAATCCGTTAAAAAATTTTCTTCTTTTGGTAAATCAACACATCGTAGAACGGTACGTGTGTTAATCAAAAATATAAATACACAAGTAAAAATAGAAAAAGAAATAAAAACGTTGCAAACACATTCTATGGAAACCATTCGTGATTATTTATTAAAACGAGGTTTATACAAAATAGGGTCTTCTGCTCCAGATGACGTATTACGAAAAATATATGAAGAATCCTATACTACAGGGGATGTTGAAAATAAAAACTCGGAATTATTATTGCACAATTATTTACAAACCAATTAATTTAGGAAAATTGATTTAATTATTTAAATAGTATCCATACATAGAATGGATACTACTATGAAATTTTGCCCTACTTGTGACAATTTGTTTTATTTGACTATTGACGACGATACAGTACAATATACATGTAAAAAATGTGGAACGATTGAAGATATTCAAGAAGATTGTACCATATCCAACATCTTTTGCAACCAACAACGACAAAATGTACAAAATAGCGTGAACCAATATACCAAATTAGACCCTACTTTACCCCGAATCAACTTTTTGAAATGTCCAAATGGAACTTGTGAAAATCATGAAGATAGAGAAGACCGTGAAATTATTTATGTACGGTATGATAATGTGCAACTTAAATATATTTACATTTGTCCAAAATGCGATACTGTTTGGGAATCAGGTATAAAAATTGACATAAAAAAATAATAACAGTACCTATTATACAATGAGTGACGACGAAGATATAGACGATATTGTAGAGTCTCCTGCGACAAGCGAAGATGAAATTGAAGAAGACGAAGAAAATGAAATGAACAGCGAAGATGAAATAGAGGAGGAAGAAGAATCCGATGAAGTTGCACCTACCAAAATAGACAAACCCTGCGAACACTATTATGAAGAAAACTTTAAGAAATTTACAACTAATTTAGACCATAATATGATTAATATGTTACATCCACGCGAAAAACCGATTAATTACGATGAAGTAAAATCATTGTGTGCTGTGAAACGAAATAAAGATGGACTTATTGTAGACCCCATACATACAACTGTTCCTATTTTGACTAAATTTGAATACACTCGTATTTTGGGTCTTCGAGCTACACAAATTGAAAATGGTTCACCTTTATTTATATCTGTAAACGAATCTATTATTGATAGTTACGTGATTGCCCGTATGGAGTTGGAAGCCAAAAAATTACCGTTTATTATTCGACGACCCCTTCCTGGTGGTAAAATGGAATATTGGCGCTTACATGATTTAGAAAATTTAAATGTTTAATATAATTCTTTAGGAACTTCGGCATAGGGAACTATTTGTAGTCTTGATTTATTTTTTTCCATAAACTTCTTATCGTCGTTAAAACGAATATTTTGTGCTAAACCAGTTGTAGATGTTTCAGGCAACCAGGTTGGTTTTTTACCCATCATTTTATTTAATCTACCAGGATAATTAATAATATCAAACGGACGTATATTTGTTTGGTCATCAAATGGTTGGCTGCATTTATCTGTATCACTATATGATTTCCAATACAATGCGCAATTTGACAAATTATCTTTCATTGTTTTTGGCGCACCACCTTTTCTTGTATGTCTTCTATTTCTTTTGTTTCTTCTGTTTCTTCTGTTTCGTGTGAAATTCATATTTTATCATTATATTTTATAATTTGCTTAATTATGGAACGTGTTGAACAACTAAATAAACGAATTACAGATAGAAATTCAACATCTACAACTCCTTCTTTTTATTTTTCTCCTAGACCTGTCCCCACTAAATATACGACCATGCCTATTGTAGACAATATTTGCCCATCCAAGGTAGGTATTGCCTACCAAAAACCATATAATACAAAAGAAGATTATTTACCGGCTAACTCGGCTCCTTGGAGTGGATTTTCAGATAATATAGATGTAGAAACGAAATTACGATACGAAAAAGATTTTATACCTTCTAGTAAAAGTTCCATGTACAACAAACCTATTATACCAAGCACACATACTATGCAACCTTACCCAGAATTGTTTGCTAACGCAGTCTCTTTATCTAAACCAATCAACCTTAAAGATAAACACTTGTTTTACAACTCGACCAGTGAAAAAATCAATTATTAAATATATTTAGATAATTGCAATTAACCAATACCATGGAAGAGAAAAAAGAAATCAAAAAACGTGGACGAAAACCTAAAGGTGGCAAAATTATCGAAAACAAAATACCTATCGAAGAACCTATATGTATTTCTCAGAACATTATTTTACATTTAAAATGTTCTCTTCAAGATATTTTATCCTCCAATGTTCATATTGGTATTGAACCGTATATACAATCTACCGGTCATGAAGAATTCTTGTTAGAAGATGAAAATATACCGATTGCACAAAAACTCAAAAATTTAGCTATCAAATTACATTCCAACGACATGAACATTACCAAAACCGATTGTTTTTGGTGTACTTATAATTATGATACACCACCTGTACACATCCCCAAATGTAAAATCAACGATACCTATCACGTGTATGGGTCTTTTTGTTGTCCAGAATGTGCCTCTGCCTATCTCTTCAAAGAACAATTAGACGATTCTACATTATTTGAACGATACCATTTACTCAACTATTTATATGGCGCTGTCTATAATTACACTAAAAATTTCATTCCTGCACCTCCTCCCCATTATTTGTTGACCAAATTTGGTGGAACATTGACCATTCAAGATTTTAGAGCGAGTTTGAGAAGTGATAAAGTATTAATGGTCGTGAATAAACCCTTGTGTGCCGTGTATCCAGAATTGATACAATCCAACAATGAATTTATGATTACGTCCATCAAAAATACAAAACCAGAACAAAATTATAAATTGTGCAGGAAGAAAATAAATTGAAACAATATTTCCATCTTGTTTATATGTAAACAAAATGGAGAACGTCATTGCAAAAACAAAACTCTACTCTGAAGATGGTTCAGAATATATCAAGATTCACACCATTCTATTTGAATATAAAAAGGACAAGTTGTTCTATGGAGACACCGAATTAGATGCAACCCTACATTCTGAAAAAGGTAACTACGTGGAATTTCATGATAGTGAGCAACTGCGCAACACTATTGGGATAGTTTCGTTCTACCAATTGAACCAACTTTACAATTTCGACCCTTCTGTCCGTATTTCACTTTACTCTACTCTTTTATATACTACTAAATTATTACAAGATATACATATGTTAACCGATGCTATGCTAGAAGTATATAATTCTAGTGTAATTAATGAATCTTCCAATGAAATCCATGTTCGATTAGGCAATAATTGCTGTATTACATTTTATTTTATAGAACTAGAATACGATGGTTATTTGATTGAACTCGTACACAACCAATCTACTTTGTATAAACACGAATTTAAAATATTTGTAACTGATTATTGTAGTTTAATAAATGAAACAGAATTAAAGTAACCCACAGTAACTAATTATATGGGCATTCCTAGTTATTTTTTTCAATTGATGAAACGTCACAAACAAATCGTTTCATCGTTGAACACCTCTGTAAAAGTAGACAATTTATATTTAGACAGCAATTCCATCATTTATGATGTGGTGTATTCTATTACCGGACCACTGTCTAAACATGAATTTGAAGAAGAAATCATTTCACGCGTATGTTCGAAACTCCTTTCCTATTTGCAACAACTTCGTCCTTCGCGTGTATTCATTGCTTTTGATGGCGTTCCTCCCAAAGCTAAGATGAAGCAACAGAGAGAACGCAGGTACAAAGGGTGGTTGACTAGCCAATGGTTGAACGAAAAAAAACCATGGGATACCGTTCAAATTACACCTGGTACCGCATTCATGAAAAAGTTGGACCAAAAGTTGGTTGAATTTTTTGAACCTTACCGTTCCCAGTATGAAGAATTTCATTTGTCTACCAGCAGCGAATTTGGCGAAGGAGAACACAAATTATTTTCATTCATTCGCGACCATCCTGATAAACATCAAAATCAACATACCATAATTTATGGTTTAGATTCTGATTTGATTATTCTATCGTTAAACCATTTGTATACGTGTCAACGTATTACTCTGTTACGCGAGGCACCCGCATTCAACATTAAAGATAAAGATAAAGATAAAGAAAAAGAATTGCACACGCTAGATATCAACCAATTATCGAATTGTATTACTGAAATTATGGGTAAAGATAGGTTACACGATTACATTTTTATGACATTATTGTTAGGTAACGATTTCATGCCACATTTTCCAGCCTTGAATCTTAGAACGACTGGTATGGATACGTTATTGAACACGTATGTAGAATGTATGCATAATAAACCAATGATGTTGTCTGGTAGCATTCAATGGGACAATGTACGACACTTTATAACGGCGTTAAGTCTAAAAGAACATGGATTATTTATGAAAGAACAAGCAAACAGAAATAATCGTAACGTAGATAATACTACATTGGAAAAACGTGTTAACAATATGCCTATGTTAAAACGTGAAAAAGAGTATATCATTTGTCCCACAAAACCCGAATGGCAATCTAGATATTATGCTCAATTATTGCCTGGCACGACGAGCGTGGAAGAGATATGTAGCAATTATGTGCAAATGTTGGAATGGAACATTCGATATTATACTACAGGGTGTTCCAATTGGTCATTGTATTACCATTATGCTTACCCGCCTTTATTGGAGGATTTAGCCAAACATATACCTTCGACTCAAACCCTAGAACAAGATAGAACTGTAGTTACATCAGATGAATTGTTGGCATTTGTATTACCACCTGCATTAATGTATTATTTGGATACGCCATTAGAAAAGAAAAAATCAAAAGAACCAACTTTGGTATGGGCCTATTGTACCTATTTATGGGAAGCTCACGTACAATATTAATTTATTTGTCTAGTGTATGGATTTACCAAAATTAAAAAAATATGTTTCCTTTTTTTTAAAAAAATATAAACCATACAAACAAGAACCTGTCAACCGAGAATTGTTTTCAAAAATGGAAAATATAATTCATTCCATGATTATAGAAACCAGTATGGAAGATGCAAATTATTGGGCGCCTTCTGGCATACGTATGGAATCCAAAGATTACTACAACTGCGAAAAACAATTGACCATGACCAACATCGGTAATGGCGCTTTTGGAACCGTTTACAAAGTTCCTGTCAAACCCTGTATGAAAAATATTCCACCTGGAGTTAAAGTAGTTGCCGTTAAATTAGAAAAAATGGATTATTCTAAATTTTACAAACCCAACCATTTGAAAACAGTAATCGATATTACGCGTAAAGCACATGAAATTGGTATTGGACCTGCATTGTACGATGTTTTTATTTTAAAAGGACCCAACTTTTTTAGTTTGGTAAAAGTATACGAACATATAGAAGGTAGAGAATGGGGCAATTTTACATCCAAGAAAGAAATGAACCATGCAGTTGTCCAATTAAAACAGCATATTCATACTATGAATAAATCTGGAATTATTCATCATGACTTGCATACCGGAAATGTTATGATATCTAAGGACAAAGTATTCATTGTTGATTTTGACCGAGCTAATTTTTATGACACAGAAGAAGAAGAAAACATTTATCGGTTTGAACAAAACGAATACGATGATTTTTCAGTTGAACAAATACGGTTAAAAACTATTTTTGTATTCAATATGCTCGTCAAAAAGAAAATAATTAAAACAGGTACACGGAAGAATCGTTAAATGCCTAAAAATTCGTCAACGAATTCTAGTAAATAACGTGAAATGTCTACCGATGTTTTTGTAATATAAGCAGGTAAATTAATATAAGTAACGTTAGGAGCTAACATATAGGGATGTTTTTGGTCATCGAAAAATAATACTTTTGAATTGTGAGGGTATTGTGTACAATTCCAAAAATCTTTCAAACATTTCGATTCTTGCTTTCTTTTTGGTTCATATTTTTTAGCGTACACTACTTTATCAAAGAGTTCATATCCTAATTTTTCGTGTAAATACAATTTGATATACTGAATCCAACTGGGATGACCTTGATTGTTCGTAAACATAACTACTTTGCAATTATTATTTTTATGTCTACGAATATATTGTAATACAGATAGAATATTCGGTTGTAAAAATTTAGGATTTGAATCTAGCAAATATCGGAATAAAGGATAATTCATTTTTTTACTACGAACTACAGCTTCACAAAATAATGAAAACTCGTAAAATGCCCCCAATGTTTCATCTACGTCGAACACAATAATGTTCATCTTTTATATATTCTCTATATTTAAAAAAAGGTTTCAACTTTAATTATGATTTGGTGGGGTATATTTTAATTGTGATATTCCCTATGATTTATAGTTAGAGGCATTCCAAAACGAGGTAAACGTTAATTTTTTTTTCGTTTTGTACGTTTCTTTTTGCGTCCACCTCGTACAATAATTCTAACACGTTCTTTGTTTTCAGGACCTGTTAATCTAGTTACATGTTTTCCAACTACTTCATCGAATTCACCTGGATAGTCTTCTACAAAATAAATAGATGGGTCTTCAATGACTCTGTCTAGTTGTTCTACTGCAGTAGATTCATTAGCATCAAACCATTCTTTTATTTGTTTTACGGCAATTGTGTTTCGTCTACCGATAGAACGTGTTCTATGCAATTGGGGTACGGGTGGAACATTCGATTTACATGGTCCCCTACATGCTAAATTATAATAAATTCCTGGATAGATTTTAAATAAGGAAGATTGCTGAATATGACCTCTCGGAAAATTTCTATAGGTATCTTCTGGTGTTGCACCTTTATATTCTCTAGGTATAGAGGGAAGTAACGAATTACTATAGATTTTGTTAAAAACATCTGGATTAGCAGGGTCTCCTTTAACAGTAATAAAAGTATAGGTTTTATGCATATACATATCTCCTGTATGAATATTTACAAGATTTGAATGTAAATGTTCTACATGATGTAACCCACTAATTCCAGAAACATATCTATCGTTTCCGATATCATTTAAAAGTGGAATTGAATATTGCACATCATTATACGGTGTACCTTCATCGTATATATAAATACCACGTCCTAACATAGTTTCTATTTCTTTTTGATACTGTTTTGGATTGTTTAACATTGCTCCACATAACATCAATCGTGTTGTAAACCCATATTTTTCGTTTATATTTTCACCGCAAATAGCTAACGTAATATACAAACAATTTGGTGGTACTATACGTTCAATACCACTATCACAACCATGACCTTTAAAAACATACACACCTGGTGGATTATCCACATAAGGTTTTACAGCTAGTTCGTGTAAAATAATATCGTTACATACTATTCCAGTACCATCTGCTCCATTTTTTTTTAAAAATATAATTAAGTTGGCATTATTTTCATTGCATGCATGTTGTAACAACGTAATCCCTTTGTTATTTATAGGTGCATCAATATGTCTGTATTCTAATAATTTAGACAACGTACGATAAGATTTATAATAGAAAATAGGTGTGTTACCTTGTGCATTTATTGCATTTACATCAGAACCATTTTGTAGTAATAGGTCAATAATACTTGTATCACAATTTATAAATAAGGCATAATGCAATAAAATATTACCGTAAACATCGATAGGTTTATTGATATATGTTTGCATAAAAGATAAGAATAGGTTTAACATGATAGGTGGATTCACATTAGGTACAGTGTAGTGTTCTAGTAGTAAATGAAGTGGCGTTTTATTATCACTATTTAATGAAATACAACTTGCACCTCTTCTCAACAATTCAGAAATAACATCTAATTTCATCATGATTACTGCATGATGCAATAAAGTATTATTTCTGTCATCAATAGGAGTATCAATAGGTATAATTTCTAAAAATGTATTTATTATACTATTAGCATTTATGGTTAATGCTTGTTGAATTGGGGTTTCATGTGAACTATTTGTTTCACGAAAATTAGCACCTCTTAGTATCAATGCACGAAATGTATCATTATTTTGAGGTGCAACCGCATAATGTAGCGCTGTTCCATAACTAGATTTTGCATTTATATCAACACCTCTGTCTAACAAAAAATTAACCATTTCACCTGTTTCCATTGCAGCATGATGCAGCGGGTTTTCTCCTGTATCAATAGCAGCATTCACATCTGCACCTCTATATACCAATTCACGAACAATATGTATATTATTGACTATTATAGCACAATGAAGAGGTGTCTGGTTTGTTTCGTTGGTCGCATTCACATCTGCATCATTTCTTATCAACCATTCGGTTAATAAAGGATATTGTTTAGAAATAGAAAGATGTAAAGGACTGTCTGTTCTTGGTCTTGGATGTATGAATGCATTTGTTATTTCTTCTTTATCTTGAGGCGCAACACCTAATTCATCTAAATTTGGTAATTCCATATATAATTATGTTATTTTAATCTTCGTGTTTTACGGTTAGGTTTCTTTTTACCTCGTAAAATAATTCGTGAGTGTTCACGACCCAAAGGACCTGTTAATTTCATATAAGTGTCAGATGAAACTAATCTTACTTTAAAATTTTCAAATGTATATCTATACTATATGGTTGTAAATTTTCTAATATAAGCCACATACTTGACTATAAATGGAATAGCAGGCTATATAGTTGTATTATAAAAAGGGAACTGTATATTAATTTATTTTGAATTCTAATTTAGGTATACATATATGTTTGGTAATCGAGTTGGTATATACTTCTTTGTCTACATTTAATTTACTTACTAATTGTGTATACGTGTCTGTTTCAACTTCATTTTCAAACCAAGTAGGATGGTTGTTCTGCCATTGTTTCAAATAGGCATTTTGTAACGTGCTGGCTGTATCATGTATGGTATCACATACTTTGATTAAATTATGTTCCCATACATTTTGATTTTTGATACATATTTTTTTACGTTTTACATCTAAACAATGAATGGGTCGTTTATAAATACCAATGTTGTATAGTTCACTGCAAATAAGTTGTGCAATATCGTCTATATTTTGCGTATCATGAATATTTAGGGTATTTATAAAATCACTCCAATTCAAGGCATCTTTGCACGTATCATTTAGAAAAATATTCAAATTAAACCTCTGGTTGGTAATATTGCCTATTTTAGGAATTAATTCATTAATTTGTTGTTGTTGCGTATCAATTTGTTCTTGTTGTTTTAAAATAATTTTTTTTAAATCATCCGCATCTTCATTTGAATTGAGTTTGATATGTTTTTTGGTAGAAATATGACGTGTCCAATCACCTTTCTTTTTTCCTGTAAAATTACATTTACTACATATAAACATAATTATATATAGATTATTCTAAACCGTTTAACTTTTTTTATAATTACAATATATGCCTAAATCACGTTCTGGATGTACAACTGTTCCTTATCAACTCTGCAGGAAAAAGTCGAATAAAGAATGCAGATGGGTCTACGGTTCTATTAAAAAAAATAAAACAAAGGTGAAAAAATATCACTGTAGAACACGTAAAAATCAAACTCGTTCTAAAAAATAATATTTTTATATACTATGGCATTTAATTTAGGAAATATGTTTGGTTCTAAAAAATCTCTTTCTCCTGTAAAATCTCCAAAAAAATCTAGAAAATCACCTTCGAGTTGTACAACTGTTGCCTACAAAGAATGCAGGAAAAAGTCGAATCCTGATTGTGAATGGGTGTACGGTTCTATTAAAGGACAAAAAACAAAAGTGAGGAAGAGACATTGTAGAACCCGAAGAAATACCAAACGTGCGTAATAATTTATTTATAGTATAAAATAATTATTTATACTATGAATATTAATTTTGATTCTTCTGATAATTTAGAACTGGCGGAACACAAGTCAGATGTTTCATCTACCGAATCCTCAAATGGATGGTCAGATGATATTGAAGCGTTACTTCGAGACATGGAATACAACTCTGGTATTTTATCTCAAATCCACAAAACCAATTATCTTGTCCTACACGAATATATCAAATATTTTAAATTGCCTATTATTGTCTTATCTAGTGTAAATTCTATTTTTTCAGTAGGATTAAGTACTTATTTAAACCAATCGTTAGTATCAAGCATCAACTGTTTGATTTCACTCATATGTGGTATTATAAGCAGCATTGAATTGTACTTGGGGTTGCAGAAAAAAATAGAGAATGAATTGTTGTCGTACCGCGATTATTATTTGTTAAGTGTAAAAATAAACAATTGTCTCAAATTAAAACGAGAGCATCGGACTGAACCCAACGGTCAACTCTTTTTAACCGATATTACGAACGAATATACGGGGTTGTTTGAATCGTCCGAAATACATTCTCAAAATTTTAGAGACCGACTTATATCCATTGATATTACGAAAACAAAGAACAAATTATTATTATCACCTTAACTCTATCTAATAAGATGCAAGCATATATTGTGAAATCATAAGTTGACTTTGTATAATTTGGTCAGTAGACATTCTAGCGAACCATTTATATTTTCCTCGCGACAATACTTCTTCTTGCGGTATGTAAATACCATAGAGAGTTGACATTGGATATTCAATGGGTGTAGTTCCTAATAATTCGTCAACAGTGACAGCTTCGCCTGTTATTTTTTTAATTCCAATATATTTACCGTCTACAATGGGAATGTTTCGGTTACACCATAAATTAACGTTGTCAATAAAATCAGGTTGAGCCGTTTTATCTAAAAACAAATATTCTTGGTATTCAACACATTTTTTCATGATTGTATTGTTCTTTTTACTTGCCATCATTTTTATATTGGGCATGTAGGTGGTTTGACTTGATGTAACACCGTGATTGACTCCTTCAAGTACGAATACACCTTTTTCTTTTATGTTAGAGCTGTACAAATCATACAAATCGTGTATACATAAAAAAGAAGGAGGGACAACAAACCCTCCATAATAATATACTATCATACTTAATCCTAAATGTCTATAATGGTCTTTATTCGGTTGCGGAACATCATGAATATTGATATTCCAATTTAAGAGGGAGTCAAACACATCATCATTAATCAAACATACGTTGAAAGAATCTTTGCATTTATCGTAAATGCTTTTCATCGTAATTTGAAGATAAGGTTGATTTATTTTCAATGTATTTCTAGAATAAAAAGATTGCCAATTACGTGCGTTGATATCTGGAGTACTAAACATCCATAAAATAGGTTTGTTTTTTGACATTTTATCCCCAATAAAATATTCTGATACAAATTGGTAATGTTCTTTGGATTCAAACAATTCTTCAGAATTTTTGTACGATGAATATATATAGTTAGAGATTAAGGAAAAAACAATAATTAATATAAGTTTACTATAATCCATATTTAGTACATCTAAAATTATTTTAGAGATATACATTATGTTTAAAAAAACTCTTCCTGCATTTACATTATTGTTGATTGTATTGTTGTGTGCTGCTATGTTTATGGGTAGTAGTGAAGGGTTTACAACTAATGCACATGATTTAGATAGTGATATATCTAAAAAAACCAAAGTACTTGTTTTGTTCTTTACATCTAACTGCGGTTATTGTAAAGATTTAGCTCCTGAATGGGAAAAGGTAGAAGCACAATTACCCGACACTACAACTTCGGTCGATTGCACAAATTCAAGTGACCCTGATGTTATAGCTGTTATGAAAAAATATAATGTATCTAGTTTTCCACGTATGGCTTTTTTCAATAATGGAACAATTCAAGAGGACTATAGTGGTCCTCGTAAATCGGATGATATTATTGCATATGTAAAGAGTAAAACGGGTTAAAATAAATAAAGCAAACAATCTTTTAATTCTTTGTGTTTCACGTACATTGTACCTTGAACTTTCTTGTAGCCTCCGTATTCTTGCCATTCGCCCCATGATTGGCGACCTACTTCATCGGATAAATACAGTACTTGACGGTTGCGCTGTCCAATATTTGCAGCCCAAGAAGGAAGTCGGGCTGTAACAGGATGTACAGACGTGACTACATGATAATTCACTTGAAAATTATTATGTACAAACCCAATCACATCCCCAACTTTTGCTTGGTTGAAGGATGCATCGTCCCACATCCAATGTTCTCCATCCATAGCGCGCTGTTCTTGTTCTTCATAATCTCGACGCGAATCCGGTTTCCCGCTTCCCAACCGAAGCTTGTTTTTCGCAATTGGCGTAAGAATTACTTTTCGGTCCATGTTGAATGGCTTTGTACAATCCATATAAGTATAAAATCGTTTCAATTTTATTTATTAAAAAAATACAATTAATTTAAAATAAATAAAGCAAACAATCTTTTAATTCTCTGTTTTCAACATACATAGTACGATTAACTGTATAACCTCCAGCCTCAATCCATGCTCCCCATGTATGGGTTCCTATTTCGTTGGATAAATAAAGTACTTGGCGGTTTCGTTGACCAATATGTTCTGGCCATTCAGGCAAACGATTTACAGCAGGATGCACTTCAGTTACTATATGATAATTCACGTGTGAATTATTATATACAAACCCAAAAACATCACCTACAATGGTTCTATTGGATGGTGTATCGTTCCACATCCAAGTTTCTCCCAAAAAAGACCTATGTTGTTGTTCTTCGTAATCTCGTCGAATATTGTTTACAGGCTCTATTTGATTATCGTTACCAGGTTGTATAGGACGTGTTCGTGCAATAGGAACAAGAATCACTTTTCGGTTCATCGTTAACTATTCATAATCAACTAAAAAATAACTCAATTTTAATCTACTGACAATGCAACATTATCCGAATCAAACAATTCTGAATTTACCTCTGAAACATCTACAATATTTTTAACACCAATCAGGTCGCCGTTTTTATCCAGCGTTTGGGTAAGTTTATTTCCAGCACTAGTCGCCTTGGCAATGTTTTCTTCCATAGCCTTCTTCTTACTCTCCTTTACGCGCTTATTGAAAAAGTCTTTAGCATTATCTTCGTTCGCCTTTTTGTTCGTCATCAATTGGTTCAATTCTTGTTCCAAAAATTCAACTTTACCCGTACGGTATGCGTCTGGCTCCCATGGCATCCAAACACCCACTGGTCCTACATACACGTCAAAATATGGGTCGTTTTCACGAAGCATCTTGGCACGTACTTCTGCCTCTTCTTGGGATGGATATACACCGCGAATCTTTAGACCTCGCGTGTTGGTTTGAAAATTGTTTTGTTTGCTGTATTCCAATTCCAAAGCATCTAAATTCTTATCTAGGAATGTTTTGTAATCGTCGGTTACAGACATGGAATTAAGAACGTCTTTTTCCTCTTTGCAGAATTCAGTAAGGTCTGTTGTAACTTGCTCCGAATCCAAATTATACTTGTAAGCCAAAAAGGCCGTGAATTTCGCAAACTTTTCAACAGATTTAGTCATATCCCATGATTTTACAAATTGTTCAAAACAAAAATGTTCTTTAGATTTAATTACATTTTCAGGAGAAACGAAAGATACACAAACAAACTTTTGTTGCGCAATTGGCTTGTCTTCTTCTAATAAATCAACCATTTTGGACATACAGTCTTAAAAGTTGTATATTTAAGTTTTAATTATATTATATTTTTTTCTTTGTATTTATTATAATGTTTGATTTAGGAGAATTGATAAAACGTGCAATTAAATATTTAGTGGAAGGTATTATGGTGGCTATCGCCGCCTATGTCATTCCCAAGGGAAAGGGTCTTTCTTTAGATGAAGTTGCCCTTATTTCGCTTACCGCCGCTGCAACGTTCTCTATTTTAGACACATATATTCCCAGCATGGGCGTAACGGCTCGTACTGGTGCCGGATTCGGTATTGGCGCCAATTTAGTCGGTTTCCCGCGGTAAAAAATAATTGTATATCTTTATATGAATTGTCAATATAAAGATATGTTTGGAAAAGTAGACGAAGGTGTTCACTATTACCGTGTGTTTAATATAGCTATAGTTGATGTACTAGCTACTATTGTAGGTGCGTATATTATATCTTAACCAATAAGAGTTTTATAGGTATTTTGATTGCGTTATTTATTTTAGGCGTTTTGATGCACCACATTTTTTGCGTTCAAACTACAGTAGATAAATTATTGTTCAATTAAATGAAAAAAATGGCAATATAACTAATATCCACGATAACATATTATACCCATTACTACATAACAAATTTAAAAATAAAGACCATAGTATAATGAATAATATTTTTAAAAGAATAGATGTTAATTTTAAATTTGTAAAACTATTTATAATTACATAAAAAATAGAGACTACAAAATATACATATGCAGGACTACATAAATCAGAAAATTTCATATTATATAATAGTATAATTAAATTGATATTGTTATTATAATTTTGTTCAATTAAAAATGGGTTCTTGCTTTTCATGTTGCAGTGTTGTCACTATCCATGTGGTTCTCAAACTACCACATGGACAAAAAGGTCTACTTTATCATAATGGCGCATTTGTACCGATGGAATCTGTACAAGATTGGGTACAATCACTCTATTCATTCGGATGGACAGGATGGACAGCTTACAACGATGACACGACCGTAACCAACAAAAAAACAAAAGGACACTGCAAAGGTGTTGTTACATGGAATGCATCCAAAATAGGATGGCTCATTCATTCCGTTCCACATTTTCCTACCGAAATCACTACTTCTTCTATTTCACCCATTCTTCCATCCGAACTTATTTATGGACAATCCTTTGTCTATCTAGAAATGCCGTATTCGAAAGAAGGGTTGGAAACTATTTTGAAACAAATTGAATGGATGGATGCAAACCTCTTTTTACAATACAATATGCCTGTTCCAACTTCTTATTTTAGCGCTACTGAAATAAAAAAAATGATAATTTCACCTACGATTGACCATTACTCTAAACCATCTCATTATGTTTTGGATATTTACGGAGAACATTTATGCGAGTTAGACAAATCTACTTGGTACGTGGAAACATGGCGACGAGGGTCTGCCATCCAAGCTGTCACGCCAAATCTTCACGATGTAAAAACATTAGGGTGGTTTGCAGTCAATTATAAAGAATCGCAAGACCATTCCAAATGGGCCGTATGTAAAAATTGTGTATGGATTGGTGATTTGAATCGCATGGAATCTCAAATGAAACGTGGAGGTGGAGGTGTAGTCATACGTGATGCCAAGATGGTAAAAGCGTTTCGCGGATTGATAATTAATTAACCCGCCAGTTGTTGTCGCAATCAATACATGTAACAAATGATGTCATCGGTTCGTCTGCAGAACGAATTTGCATTTGATAATAGGAACAATTTTTGCTGTCACACCGACGACACTTGAACGATGTAGTATTAGCGGTTAATTTGTGTGTTAACATAGATTCTGCTATTTTTTGGTGTTTTTCAATCAATGATTTCCATATGGTTGGATTTAATTCTTGATGCGTCATATACGCTATTTTGTAAGGGTCTTGTCTGATGAGTTCTTGTACATGCTCCGTGTTCAAATTAGCCAATAATGTTTTAAATTTAGAAACATAGAGTTCTACAAAAAATGGATTGTTCCATTTTTTTATAATTTTACGATTCGTACATTCTTGAATCGTATAATTATAAATTCCATTTTCAATAATTAATGTAGTCGAATTATTATTAAGCGTACGATTCAATGTAGTCCGGATAGTATCACGAAATAGCGTAGGATTTTCTACAATACGCATAGTTTATCCTACTTTAAAAAATATATTTCTAAATCAATTTTCTTCAAACTTCATCATCACTTACTACAAATCCATCCTTTACATATCCTTCTTTAGTCATTGCCATTAGTGTACCTTCTGTTTCATCTGCAGATACTTCAGATTCAGAATCAATGTCTTCAAACCCACCCATCAATTCTTCATATATCTTTTCCCATTCAGGAATAGTCAATGGTTCCACCGGATTTACCAACAGACATTTGCCGTAAAAGATTTTTTCATCGTAGGGAGGAGGGAAATCATATTTTACTATCTTGGACGATTGTTTCTGCTTGGTGCGACCGTACAAATAAATTGTTTTTCCATTAAGTTTCCACACACATTTACGCTTACCATACTCTAACACATCCACATTGGATATTTCCTTGAGAGTTCCGTTGCGTTCTACCAAGATGTACATAGTGTATCTATATCTATCTGTTTAACTTTTTTCAATTTTTATTAGTTTTTATGAAAGTAATCTATCGAATTAGTGATGGAGGTATAATAAATAATATACATATAAAGTATGAGCGAATTAATATTAACATTTAATGTTACAACAGTTAAAGATATTTTTTTGGGCATTTATGATATTGTTGGTAATGATATTACAATTAATGGTGACGGAACAAGTGAAAAAATTAAAACTACTTATGTATTTCATTTTAATAATTATGGCATTCAAAATGTAACTATTTCTGTTTCAGGCTCTACAATAATTAGAATATTAAATACAATAAGTATCAATAGTGTATCTAAAAATGCATTAATACAATGTGTGAGTTTTGGGAATGTAGGTTTACAAACAATATCATTTGCTGATTGTATTAATTTAATCAGTGTACCAACTATATTGCCGTCTACAGTAACAAGATTATCAAACTGTTTTTTTAATACAACAAATTTTAAACAAAATATTGGGGTATGGAGTATTAGTAATGTTATTGTGTTAGACAATTTTATTAAAAATACTTCAATAACTCCTGATATATATGATGAAATATTAATAGGATTTGCATCCCAAGAACCAAATATTCATATGAATAATATTTTTGATTGCGACGTTTCATATACACCATCTATTAGCGGTTACGCGCGTAACATATTAATGAATACATATCAATGGTTAATTACAGATGGTGGACCAATCCAACCACCAGTTCCACCCGTTCCACCCCCTGTATCTGTTAAACCACGGATATCTATGGGGAGTTTATTTACAGATAATTCTATGGTTTACTATAAATCGCATAGTTTAGCACCAGGAGGCATATGTGGAGTTCGCAACTATCGTCATAAATCTAAAAAGACATGAATTAAAAAATTGAAATGATTTTACTCATTTAATGTTTGTACAAGTAATTTCAACTGAATAATGGAAAACACATCAGCTACTTGGCGTGTTCATCAAACAATCATCGACGATATAGGAAACATTTATAATGTATCCTTGTACAAGTTGGACGGATTGCCTGTACGCACTATCACGACCATGTACGATGATGCACCTATTGGCGTGATTCTCCACCTGTTTGGACACGGCGACTGGATATATTTTGATAACGCACTCAAATATGCAACCACGTCTACGATTCCTCGAATCCTTAACCGCTGGAGGACCTACTCTTCTGATACGGTAGAAGAAACCGAAGAATTCCAAGAAATGTTGTCAAAATCAAAAACTCAAGCGTCCGACCTCATGTACCGCATCAACAACCAAGAATTCTGCACTTGTGGTCAACTCAACCACGGGTCATCACGGTGCCAAAATGATAAATACTGTGAAATGTAAGTGGGGGTAGAGTGTGGGTCACATTGGGTGGGTTTTGCTTTTTTAAAAAAATTGAAATGATTTTACCAATTAGGATATAGTACAAAGGCTTCATTGCAACAGAAAATGGCTATCTCAACTTCTACTACTTGGTGTGTCGGCGATTTGATTGTGGACAAAGACGAAAATTACAATGTATCTCTCTTCCGATTGGGCGGTATTCCCGTACGGTGTCTTACCGTTGAAGACGACGATACACCCATCGCTGTTATTATTCATGTTCTAGGTCACGGCGACTGGGTATTCTTCAACATGCCCGAATTTTATTCACGGTCCATGATTCCACGAATTCTCAACAAATGGAGTCTGCACGAAGAATCAACGGTTGAAGAAACAGAACGAGTCCAAGAAATTTTGTCGAAAGCATACGAACAAGCATCAAAAATTATGGCGAGTATTGCAAAGTAAGTGGTAGGGTTAGAGTGAGGGTTGTGGGTTTTGCTTTTTTTTAAAAAATTGATAAAATATTTTAATTGTATGTATTATATAAATGGCGTATAAGATTATTACACGGGACTACAATAATGTCATGTATACGATTGCTTGTCGTAATTTGCCTGTATTTGAGATAGGTGTAAATGTACCTAATTACAGTTATTATGTACAATCGATAGAATCAAAACAACATGATATTTTTGATATATCGGTTAAACCTCCTAAAAAAATATCATTTGGGAATGTGATGGAATTAGACGAAGATAAAATAAGTGCAGTATTGCAAACTATCCAGTTAATCAATGAAATTACACTTGAACTTAAGCATTCTCACGTTGAAACATTCTAAATAATATTAAATCTGAATTGGTCCAACGTATTCCTTTGCTTCGTGGATTTAACGGATTTTTCCACATTGTTCCCACATGTTCTATATGTGGATATTGTCTGGCTAATTCTTTCAATGCTTCTATTTTTTCTCGGTTGTTCATACTATCTAAAAGAAAAAATTAAGTAAATTTATACATTGATATATTGCGAGTCGATTACAAATGGTGTTCCGTTATAGATAATTATAAGCGATTGTGTTAATTGGTTGAAGAAATCCAAACATATATAGGATGGCATTGGCAAAAACTTGATATACGCAATGTTCTGTTCTTCAAAACTGCATTCTTTGATACACACAACTCCAAAAAGATTTCGGAAAGCATCTTTCACTTTGAGAATGTTTGAAGACCGAACAATTACAGGAGGAAGCTGAATAAGTGCCATTTTTTATATTAACTGACTATTTAAATTTGTTTCAATTTTAATTAAATAGTATACCCTATGATTAATCATGGGTAACCAAATAATTAAAAAAGTTAGTTTTCAAGATATACAATATGCACAATCCAACGAACATACCGTTATTATTAATACGTTGCCTGAACAAGAACAAACCATGTTAATTTACAAAACAGTTTCTATCGCATCTGAAATAAGTCAAGTTGAAAATGCAATAAAATTAAAAAATAATATTATTATTTACGGTAAAAATGGCAATGATGAAAGTATTTATGTGAAATACAATCAAATTAATAAATTAGGAGGGTTAGCCTATATTTATGTAGGAGGATTATTTGAATGGATGCTATTACAGGATATTTACGGACCTGAGTTGTTTAAAACCACAAATAAAACATTGGATATTTTAAAATTCAAGCCTAACAATATATTAAATACAAATTATATTACGTATTAAGTATGGCAGGTGGATTATTAAATTTAGTTGCTGTAGGAAACCAAAACATTATTTTAAATGGAAATCCACAAAAAACATATTGGTCAAGTACCTACAAACGAATTACTAATTTTGGTATGCAAAATTTTCGATTAGATTATGAAGGGTTGCGGCAATTATCCGTAACCAACGAAACCACCTATACGTTTAAAGTAAAACGGTACGCTGAATTATTAATGGAAACTAATTTTATTATACAAATTCCTGATATTTACAGTCCTATTTATCCTAATACGGATACAAATGAATGGGTACCCTATGAATTTAAATGGATTAAAAATTTAGGAGCTATTATGATTAAAAATATTAAATTTACAGTGGGAGGTAGTTTGATTCAACAAATGACAGGTACGGACATGGTGATTTTAGCCAATCGGGATTTACCTGGACCGCAAAAACAAAAATGGGATGAAATGATTGGAAACACCCCGGATATGTATGACCCTGCTAATGCACTTGGTCGTAAAAATACTTATCCAAATGTAGTTTACAATAATGGTACATTACCCGAACCGTCTATTCGCGGAAAACAATTGCGTGTTCCGTTACCTATTTGGTGGGGGTTTACATCCCAACAAGCGTTTCCATTAGTAGCTTTACAGTACAACGTTTTGCAGATTGAAATTACAGTTCGTCCTATAAGAGAATTATTTCAAATCAACAACGTATTGACTTCACCTTATAGCGTAATTGCTCCGAATATGACGATACCCGAACAACAATTTTACAGATTTTTGCAACCTCCTCCCAACGTAGATTTGATTTATACTACGTTCAACACAACTTGGAATGAAAATACACACTTATCATCTAAATATTGTTTTTTATCGGAAGAAGAATCAAAAATGTTTGCACTACAACCTCAAAAATATTTAATCAAAGAATACCACCAAACTACATTTACCTACGTAGGTGTTACCGATAAAGTTTGGTTGCAAAATTCAACTGCGCTCGTCATGTGTTGGATGTTTTTGTTTCAGCGAACCGATGCGTCTTTGCGCAACGAATGGAGTAATTTTACAAATTGGCCGTACGATTACCTTCCTGCTCCAGTTGAAAAGTTACCGGATACAATGGAAGAAGGATATTTTGCTCCCGTTGGATACGGAATTAATCCTTCCACTGGTCAACCTACCAATTATTATGGAACTGGAAATTTTCATCCTGAAAATCAAAAAAATATTTTGGTTCAATTTGGAATTACGTTGGATGGTACTGTGCGTGAAGAATTACGAACAGCCAACATTTATTTACAAGACCAACAGTATTTGACTAGTGAAGGATTCGGGTTCGTTGCGTTGAATGGTTTATATCAGTATAATTTTTGTTTAGATACGTCTCCTTTTAAATTACAACCTTCTGGTGCTATTAATTTAAGTAAATTTTCAAAGATAGAATTTGAATTTACTACGATTACCCCACCGCTTGACCCCAATTCTAACTTTTTAGTCATTTGCGACCCCGATTTAAACGAACAAATTGGTGTGAATAAAACTTCGTACAGTATATACCAATATTCGTTTAATTTATATGTATTGGAAGAACGATACAACGTGCTTACCTTTTTGGGAGGCAATGCAGGAATGATGAACGCTCGATAATAATATAAAGATAACAACAAACAACCTATATGGAAATTCCATGGGCAGAAAAATATCGACCATCCAAATTTTCATCGATTGTGTTGAACCCATACAACGACCTATTGTTCAAAAGTATGATTGAGCAAGAATACATTCCCAATATGCTTTTTTTCGGTCCTCCTGGAACCGGTAAAACAACCACGATTATTAATTTAATACGGCTTTACCAAGAAAAAAAACAAGAGATTAATAAAGGGTTAACTATTCATTTAAACGCATCCGATGACAGAGGCATTGATATCATACGCAACCAAATTCATTCCTTTGTCAATTCTAAAACATTTTTCAACAACGGATTAAAAATTGTTATCTTGGATGAAGTAGATTCCATGACAAAAAATGCACAACAAGCTCTCATTTATTTAATGAACGATACCTATGAAAATACCCGATTTTTTTTAATTTGCAATTACATTAGCAAAATAGATGAATCATTACAATCGTTGTTTATCAAGATAAAATTCAACCATTTACCGCAACAAGACATTTTAACTTTTTTGAAACATGTGTCTGAAGGTGAAAAATTGTTGCTTTCCGATATACAGCTGCAGTATATTCAAGAATTATTTGGCTCGGACATTCGAAGCATGATTAATTACATGCAGACCAATCAAGACAATATTGCCCATTTCAAAATTATTCATTCAGACATATGGGAAGAATTGTACCAGTCCCCCAACCCAATTGAAAAAGTAGACGAAATTAGTCGCGATTATAATATGGACAAAAAACATATTATCAAAGAATATTTATATTACATTATTCTACATCACATCGACACCTATGATTTGTCTAGTCTCAACACGATTGAATTAGCGATTCATACGCCCGACATTAATATTGATTATGTTGTTCATTATATATTTAATAATTGAATTTAAAGAACTAGTATAAGATATGTAAAATGGAAGTAGATATGGAACTCGATATGGAATGGGATGATTTCCTGAACGAGGAACCGTCTCAAACTCTACCTATGCATAAAATGGACCAACACGGGGATGTACCTGAATCTACCTCTTTGTATATTTCAACCAACACGATTATTTCTTATTTAAATCAACCAATCGAATTGATTGATTTATTTTGGAAACTGGAAGTTATCCCTTACCATGAACAGCGAGAGGGAATTATCAAAAAACAAATTAAATTAAATTGCAATAGTCCAAGTGAATTGTCCGACATTGATACCAAAATTGAATCATCACCACGTTACGGTTACCGAAATACGATTAAACACATTGAAAATGAACGCGGCAACATTAAATATAAAAACGTAAGTAAAATAACGATTGGTATTTCTAAAAAAGATATTATATCCTACCGTCTTAAACAAAAGGGTGCATTTTACAACTGTTTCGTTCTGATTATTCGTGTTCAATTGGAACAATTTAAAGAATTTCACGTAAAAATATTCAATACTGGTAAAATTGAAATACCTGGAATTCAAAACAAAGACCATTTACCGCATGTTATTCGCATCTTAATACAACAATTGCAACAATATTACCCCGATATTGCTTACAACAAAGAGAATGAAGAAGTTGTTCTCATCAACTCCAATTTCAACTGCGGCTATTTTATTAATCGTGATAGTTTGTACCATACATTGCGGTACGATAAGAATATTTCAGCAGTTTACGACCCATGTTCTTATCCAGGCATTCAATGCAAAATTTATTATACCGCTGATAATGAAATTGTGACTACACCTATCGTAGGCAGCGTCGTATCTTTCATGATTTTCAGAACTGGAAGTATTTTGATTGTCGGTAAATGTTCGTTGCTCATCATTCATAAAATATATGATTATATTGTTTTATTATTAAAAGAATCATTCCAACGAATTGTAGACCATAAATGCATTCATGTAAAACCTGAATTATTCAAAAAAAAAGTGAAGAAAACTATTTTAATAAAATAACGATTTAAAGCAACTATACTTTTAGTATCATGTCGGAGCCAAAGTTACCATGTGAACTAGTATTGAAACATGTTAGTAAACTATCGTTAGAGAAAGACAAGCCTATCATGTTGGATTACTGGACGTTGTCGTGTACCAAATCCGTAGTCATTGGTGTTCGAAGTAACGATGAAAAGTTGTTGGTGAAGAATGAAGATGAATACACCAGTCCCATTTCTAAAGTATACAAGGTTGGCGAACAATATATCGTAGAAACCGAGAATTCATTATATGTTGTCAGTTCCGAGATTCCTACGAAGCGCATTTCTTAATTTTTTAAATGAACTTAAACAATTCCCATCTACATAATAAGAATGGAAATTGTTTCCACTTTACATGAAAAGTACAAATCGAACCCTTACATGCACGACAAGCTAACCCAATATTTGAACAATTTACCGATGTTGATGCAATCCGTTGAAAATCATCACATTCAAAAAACGCAACAATTGGTTGAATTGTCTGATAAAAAGGAAAAATACGTTCAGCATTTTTTGGCTACCCATGCTATTTTTTACATTCCTCAAACAGAACTCTTTATCGAGTACAAAGACCAACATTATACCATTGTTTCAGATGATGATATTGCCCATTATGTCTTGTCAGAATTGTACGATAACGACCTTAAAATATGGAAATATAAAATAAAAAAACATATCATCAAACGTATCAAAGACAATCTGTTCACTACCAGCATTCCTGATTCCGCTACGATTAAATCGGTACTTCAATCCCTTACCATGTTTAGTTCCAAAAATCATATCAAATACTTTTTAACTATTTTGGGGGACAGTCTTTTGGGTAAAAAAGAATCGTTCATTTATTTTATCGATGCATCCTATAAAAAAATGATACGCAAATGTGTCGAGCAAATTTATGCCATGACCAACAAAAGCGTCGCGGACATTTTCAAATATAAATTTTGGGACCATAAATATGAACAGTGTCGTATGATTGCCGGAAAATGTCCCGAGCTTTATTTGTTCCCTACCAAGATTCTGAACGTCATTAGTGTAGCTACCTATTTGTCCACCAAGTACACGAATGCAGAAGGATTTTTAACCCAATGCAAAGATGATGAGTTCATACAGAAAACTTTGTATTTGAACCAGCATACACCAGAAAATATCATTACAATGTTTGTGGATGAAACAATGCACAAGAAAGGAACAACGAGCTATAAAAACTTTTATTTTTTGTGGCGGTCCTATCTGAAACAAAAGGAATTGCCGTTGGTCATATCCGATGCCAATTTCAAAACGATTCTTACCAATTTACAGTTGATTCAAGATGATGTGATTCCGTTAACGTCGAAACAAGTATACATACAAAATGTAAAATTGTTTTTAGACAAAAATCCGTATTTAGAAGACCAGTACGATGTGTCGGAATTGGTAGACATGTACAATGAAACACAGCCAGCGGAAACAAAGATGAACGAAGAAATGTTGCGAGATATTATCCTTTTACTTCAATAATAATTTTACGTTTGATAGATTTACGTCGTCTGGTTCTACCCGATGTAAAACGCTTGATAGAGGATGATTTGGTGCGAGCGCCACCATTCTTGTTTCCGTTTCTTTGGTAAGATAGGCTAGGAACACCTGCAACTCCTGATTCTTCGATACGGTCATCAGGATTGGTAGATTCAATAGGATGTGAATAATCATCATCATCATCCAATGATGCTACACCTTCAGATGCAGCTGGACTATACTGTTCATGTTGGGTTGTTTCATATGGGGAATCATATCCTTCTTCTTCTTCTTCTGCTGGTGGTACTGTTCCTGATTGTAAAACATCAACTTCCATTTTTCCTGGTGGTCCTTCTGGTGGTGGAGGTGGTCCTTCTTGTGGTAGTGGAGGTGGTCCTTCTTGTGGTGGTACTGGTGGTACTGGTGGTACTGGTACTAGTTCATCAACGCCCATTGCTGCTCGTTCAGCTGCTATTTCTTCTGCTGTTGGTAAAGGAATAATTAAAATTTTCTCATTTTCTAACTCTTTTCTTAAAATTATATAATTTGAATGTAGTCTTAAACTGCCATGTTCTGCTTCTGTTAATGAAGAAGGCAACTTTTGTAACAAATAAAATGTATTAAAAAATGTAGGGTCTGATTTTATTCCATGTAATATTTTTTTATTTACCCTGTCAAATGATTTAAATAAATTAGTATAAGGTTGTCCAATATATTGATTTAATTGTAAAAAATAAGTATGCAAAAACAAACATTTTTTAAATTGCAAACATAAACATTTTATAATGTTATAAATGACCAAAAATGTAGTAGGGTCAAACGTATTATCCGATAGGTTAGGGTATATTCTAGGTAACACTAAATATCCACTGTTCAACTGGTTCATCATATAATTTATTGTTACTCCAAACATTTTTACACATAATCCTCTTCCTAATGTAATTTCACTTTCTAGTGGATTACTATAATCATCTTGAATGGTATGCACTTTATATATTAAATTGGTAAAAGAATGGCGCGGGTCTACATCAATATAACTTGCAGGAATATGAATTCCAGCTTCACATAATATTGAATATATTTTTTTATATAAATCAGGTAAATCATAAATACCATCATATTTGTCATAAGTATCCATAAAATAAATATATAGGTTTTCAATATCATCTATGTTAAGGCTCTCTTTATGAAAAACTAAGTTTTCAATACTATATTGTCCTGGTGTTCCGCCTTTCATTTTATGTTTTTTACCTCCAAACATGTTTTTAGGTTTTTCAGGTTCATAGGAACGTAATATGTTATACACGGGACCATTTTTGATGGGTTGTTCTGTAAATGGCATAGTTTTAATTTCACGCAATAAAGATGCCATATGTTTATATAATTCTTCATCTATTTCTTGTAATGCACAAAATGCTTGATATTCTTCTGATATAGAATAATCGGATGTAATTTTTTTAGGTTGTCGATTAATTTTATCTAGTAATTCTTTTTCTTTTTCTTTATTTTCTTTGTATTTTTGTTTTTCAACTTCCATTTTTCTTACTTCATTTTGTAAATCTGATATTAATTTTCGTACATTTTCTGTATGTTCACAATCATATTCTATACCATCTGAACATGGTAATTTAGGAGACGTTATTTCAGATACTTCATCTTTTTCTCTTTTTTTTGTAGTAAATAATGTTGGACTCGATGAACCACTGGGAAGAGGTGTAGATGAAGGTCTTTGAATTGAAAGTGCTGTCGAATCTGTTGATGATTGAGGGGAAAGGTATGACGAAAGTGATTTTTGTCTTTTTAATTCAGGTATAGAAGAAGGAAGGTCATTTGTTTCATCTTCACAACAATCTAATAATGCTTTTGCTAATTTTAATTGTGTTTTTTTTTCATTGTAAACACTACAATCAAACTCTTTTTGTAATTGTAATTGTAATAAATCTGATTTTAAATCTTTTATAGTTATGTCTTGTGTTTCGCCTATTTTAATTGATGTAGATTGAAGATTATCTAATTTTTTTTCTAAATTACTTGCTGGTATTTCTCCTTGTACATTTATTACCCATGGTACTTGACGTTCTAATGTTAGTCTTGGTCCTGGTTCTCTCCTATCTTCTGGATATACATTTTTAATTTCTTTTTCTAATCTATCCCGGTCTATTTGTAATGCACTTATTTTTTCATTTAATATTTTTTTTGATAATTGTAATCTTTCTATATCTCTTGAGTATGATCTTGCTTGTTTTAATTGCACGTTTTGTTTTATTTCTGTTAATCTACGTTTATTTATAATTCCTTTTTCATGTATTGTTTTTATTTCTTCTAACAACTCTTTTACCGGTGAATTTTCTACTATTTTTTTATGATGTGCTGTATTTGTATCTATAATTGTTTCTATTTCTTTTTTATCAGTTTCAAGTTTAGATATCTGTTCATCTAATACTTTCAATTTCATTTCTTCCATTTTTTTTAATTTATCTTTTTCCGCCTGGTATATTTGTTCAAGAATCGTATCTGGTTGACATGTAGTAGCAATTTGCTCTAATTCATTTAATTTATCTGTTAATTGTTTATTTACATAATCAGAATTTGGTTGACCTGTATATTTTCTTGCATCAGCTTCAGCTAAAACACATTCAACTGTAGCTGTATTTAATTCATGTAATTCTTTTAATTGTTGTTCGACAATTACTGCATCTGAAGTAGAATCATGTAATACATGAGATATGTCTTCACTCGATTTAGTAGGTAAACTAATTTTTTGTCCCAATTGTAAACTTGCTATATCTTGTGCTATTTTAGATAATAAATCAGGATTTTCTGTACTTGTTTGAATATCTATTATACTGGGAGTAGTTAGCAATTCAGTTAATAATTTGTTTAATAATCCTCCAACACGTATGCCTTGTTTTGATGTAGACCTAACATTAGCTGCTGTCCTTATAGGTATAGCGCGTTCTATATCTTTTTTTGATGTAGAGCTACCTTCTTGACTTAATCTGACTACAGTCTGGTCTCCTGCGATACCTTCGTTTGATGTAGAGCTAATATCTGATTGTCTTAATCTGGCTAAAGCGCGGTTTGCTATATCAAATATATCAGCATATTTATTGTATTCAGCATATCTTTTTATGTATTCCAACGTTTCTTCATCATTTTCATAACTAGTTTTGAAATCATCAATAACATCATTTATTGTTTCTTTAGCAACAGGTTTTTGTCGTAGTGAATCTACTATTTCTTTCCATTCAGGTATTTCCTGGATATTTCCTCCTTTCATACTATATTTATTACTACCTCCCCACCATTCCCCCCCAATATTACGTCCTCCATCATCCAGGTCACCAATAAAACCACCAGGACCGCCAACAGGACGACCGCCACCACCACCAGGACCTCCACCTTCAACACCACCAGGACCAACAACAGGACCAACAACAGGAACACCAGGTATATCTTTAACAGGATATGTACCTGATAAATAGTTAACAATACTTTGTATATAATAAACAAGTTTATGACAATTAAAAATATGTTGCTGATTTTTTATTAATAATTTATAAAAAACATTTTTACATGTTTGAATTAAAATACGCATGGTTTCGTACAATTCAAAATTGATTAACTCATAATCGAGGTTAGATTTTTGTAATTGGTCTTCAAAATATTGCAATATATAATTTGCAATATGGGTTAATTCCAGTAATGGTCTATATGGATGTTTATCGGGTACAACATCTTTAGATGGTTTTAAATGTTTATTATAATGTTCAGGGTCCCGTAAGTTATCTCCATCCATCAATCCAGAAATAGTTACACCATCACTAATTGGAGTTGAATTTGCCCATTCTTTACTTTCGCCAGGTACAATTAATGTCAACTTATTTTTATCATAGGGTTGTTGTAGTCTAAATAAATCTTTACCATGTATTTTAAAAGTTACACTTTCTAATTCTTGTTGTTCTTCATTTATAACATCTAACAAAGTAGAATAATCAGAACTATGCTCAAATAATGCTATGTCTGTATTGTTAACAAATGTACTTCCTTCTTTACAAAGGTTTGTCATTGCCCCTGCTACATCTCCTTCCATTGCCCCTGCTGCATCCCCAAGTGTTGCATCTGCGTTTTCTGTAAATATAGTACCCAAAGTCCATTCATCTTTAATTTGTTGTCTTCTAACTTCAACCTCACCCGAATTTTCAAATGGTATATAACATAAATCTTGATTTTGCGACTTATCACATATTTTTTCTATAGTTTGCATCAATTCACTTATTTTTTGTGCAAGTTGAGACCTAATTTCAGATGCTTTACCTGCAAATAATGCTGGAATCATATATTTTATTTCTTGTGGTAAATCTATAAATTTTTTAACATTGTCATCAATATCTTGATATATATTTGCAGTTTGCATAATAAAATGTTGTAATGATTCATTGAAACTATTCCATATAGATGGTGTCAAATTTAAAAGTTTTTCTAAGAATGAGCTGTCCATATTTATTTGTTCTAATTGTTTGAATTGTTGTATATTTTTTTTAATATTTAAAACACAACGTTTGAATGATTCTTTATCTAATAACTGTTGTTTTTTTAAATATTTACTATGTATTTTATCTATACCTGATATGTTTCCATGGATTGAACGTAACTCAGCAAGTTCACTTGATACTTGTGCTAGTTTACATTTAAATTCTCTCATTTTTTTATAATCAACATCAGATACTATTAATTTACCAAGATTGAATGCTAATTTAGATTTAGTAAGAAAATTTTTAACATCACGAATACGTTTGATTTTATCATCTACATATTTTTTTTCACCAACATTATCTAAATCTCTACAATCACGTTCTAACGCATATAATTTTCGGTATAAAAATAATAATCGTTTTTTATAATTCTGTTCGGCACGATACATTCTTCTACTACCAGGAGGTTCAGCAGGTGCTTTTGCTGCAGGTTTGAATAATCTATCATCATACACATATTGAAGTTTTCCATGAGGGGATTTGTATAATTCGCTATTTACATCATCATTTGCAATTTTAGATATAAGTTGTAATTCAAAATTTTGAATAGTAAAAAAATGTTTAATTCCAACTGCGTTGGCGAGTACAGCTAATATATGTTCCATATTTAATTCATTATTTGCACCGTCAATTTGAACACCAGTTTCACGTTTAGGATTAGGCAATAATGCAGGCGATGGACCTGGGGGTGGACGTTGACCACCAAACCCCAATGCTGCTGCAACAACGCCTACAATAGTTTTTGCCTTTTTTCCTTTTATTGGTTCTTCTGCAGATGGTTGTTGACTATCACGTACATTAGGTTCCAATGAAAATTGTTTAGGTGGATTTATTGTTCTTTCTAATAATAAACCTGTGTACAAATCTTGAAAATGATATGTATTATCTGTTAAAGATGTAGTAAGTTCTGGTCCATCAGCTGCAATTGGGTATTTCATAGGAAAATGTTTTACCATTTCACGTGCATTATTTATTTCAATCGATTTATCTGATTTATTACCAGTAATCAGAAGTTTACGAAATATGGTATTATAATCAAGACCGGTATCATCATCTTTTTGATATTCCCATTTTGGTATACGTATAATAAATTTAATATTAGCTTCATCATCTTGCATAAAAAAATAAACAGATACAATATCATTTGAGTTAAGATTAGGTGATTTATAAATGTTTATCCCTTTATACGTAGTAGGAGTGTTTGAAGATACAAAATATCTTACATAATCATGTATGTTTCTATGTAATTCTTCATTACTAATTTCATATGCTGCTGCTCCTGCTGCTCCTGCTGCTCCTGCTGCTCCTGTCGCCCGTCGTTGTTCAGCTGCCGATGCGGCGGCATCTCGACGGGCGGCAGAATCAGATGGTCTACCATATCCAGTTAATAATGAATAATCTCTAAATCTACCTCCACCATTTATATCACTAGTAAATATAATATGACATTTCTTTGTTAAAAAATCTATGAATTCAATCATGTGTGAAAATAAAGGTGTAATATCAAGGTCTCTTGTAAGTGGTGTTTGTTGTGTTATATATGTAGTATTTATTTCTTTCAAAAAATTACTTACAAATGTTTCTGCAAGTTCACTATGAAAATCGTCTAACTCAAAACGAACTTTACTTAATCCTTTTCCTCTAACGCATGTATAATTGTGTAGTTTAGTTATTTTGGTTAATGCTGTAGTTGGCGATTCATCTAATAAAACATTTAATGATTTTGTGGCATCTACAGGTACACTAAAATGTTGTACTACAGGTTGATTGAATTGATTATTAAAATTTAAATCTTCTTCAGTTAAATGATAAGGATATAATTCTATATTACATACAAGTGGGATTGTTAAGTTCATTATTCGCGATTCAATTAATAAATAAGTTGCTCTATATGTGTCAATTGTTTTACTTTTTTGAAATATACTAGTATCACTTGAACGAAGCAAAAGAGGGTCTTTATCATCATCATCATCTGATGATTCATCTTCTGACGAGGATTTATCTTCTTCTACAGGTGTTGCAACTGGCGGAGGAGCCTTGGGTTCCGTCGAACCTTTAGGCTTTCTACCCTTTGGTGGAGCTGCTGGTGCTTCTTCGACTGCAACTTTTTTTCTTGCTTGTCTAATTCTGGCACTTTTTGTTATAGCAGTTTGTACTGTTGTAGCCACCGCACTTAAACTATCCAGTAATGAAGGTGTTGACATTACATTATCCCAATATAATAAATTAAATTAGTAATCCGTATTAAATACTTCACACTACGTATAGTATGACGTCAAAATACTTTCAACCGTTATCTTTAGCTAGTTTCCGACATCCTGCTCCACCTTCGGATACCAACGATGTTTCTTACATAAGCCAATCTAATTTACATGATACGAAAGTATCACGTATTTATGCTAACCATCTGCAGTGCGTTCAATTTCCAGGTTTCGTTCAATTTGAAGATACTATATCCAAAACTTTATACAATAAAGGTGAATTGTATAAAGTAATTTTTATTGAAGAAGACCACTTTATCATTGAAGGCCACATTTCCAGTAAAAACAACCAACATCTTGTATGGAAAAATGCTATACCTAAAGAAACCCCCATCGCAGAACAAGTTGAAGAACCTAAAGTAGAATCGTTTCCCTATGCACGTCCCGTTGTCGCCGAAAGATATTCCAAGAAACAAATTCCTAAAGCTGTTAAATCCCATATTTGGGACCATTACATTGGTCGGCATATCAATGAACATCGTTGTTTATGCTGTAAGAAAGCTTACATTCGGAATACAGATTTTGTTACTGGTCACGTAATATCAGAAGCCAACGGGGGTACACTTGAAATCAACAATTTGCGTCCGATTTGCGCCGTATGCAACAATGGAATGGGCCAAATGAACATGGTAGATTATGTAAAAAAATATGGATATTATATATGAAAAAAACAATACAAACACTTACCTTATGTTTGAAGACCGATGATTTACGCCCGCTTCTCGAACCGCAGAGGTTGAATCGATGAGTCGAACGCATCTACGCCCCATGTGCTGCTTACCTTGTAGCCGACTCGAGCCACTGCATTTCGTTGTTGTGCCTGGGTGGGCGCTGGTGTTGGTGCAGGAGTTGAACGCTCAACCCACTTGTAGATGACAAACTGGTTGCCCTGGTAGAACGTGTCGCCAATGAGGGCAAGTAGTCCGTCGTAGCGTGATTCGGTTCCTTTCGTAACTAGGAGATTAAATATATGTGCGTTCTCACCGTTGACACGTTCCACGCCACGGTAGTCTACGCGAATACCTGGAAAGGTCTTGATGGCATCCTTGATAGCAAACATTTGGGAATCTTTTCCCTTCTCCTTGGAAGCGACGACGCGAGCGAAACGAGTGTAGTTGTAAGACATAGTTGAACAGTTGTACTATTCCTCTGGTGGTAATTTGATTTCAATTTTTTTATGAACAATGTGCATCACTTTATAGATATACTTTTCAAGGTGGTAAATAGGTCGATAGTTGTTGGTGTAGTACTGTAAGAAATCAATCGTTGCATAGACTACTTGTAAATGTTGTTCCTGAGTTAACTGAAGCATGGAAATGATTTTCCAAATACAATTTTCAACCCCAATATCAAAAATTAAAATGGAGTACAGTTCTTCGCGCAATTCCATATATTGATGGGATGGTGTTTGAATCATATCGACTATTTTTTGGCATACTTGTTTTTGTATGTCTATTTCAGGAATGGAATGAATCACATTTTTGATATTGTGAATCGTGTCTGGGATAGGTACTTTTAAACAAGCATGGTAGTGTTCTTTGGAAGGTCGTGCAAATTTGACAATGTCGCATTTGGATAAAATGTTGTTGGGTAAAAAAGAAATGGACTCCATTAAAAAAATGAATTTAATTTGAAGTGGTGAATGCAAATAACTATAAAAAATTTCGAGGAGTTCGTTGTTGACCAAATGAAAATTCTTGCACACAATGAATCCAAATTTATCGGTATATTTGTTGCGTATGATATCGGATATTTGAATGTAAATATCGTTCCAAATGGTTTTTGAATTACATCCTAATAAATCAATATCGACTTCGTAGTGAACATCGCTTATTTTTAAAATAAAAACAGGTTCGGTAGTAGTTTGAATTTTTTTCTCAAATTTCAACCGATTTGAACTGTGTGGACGAACAATACGCAACATTTGCGTATATTTACCAACACCAGATGGTCCATATAAAATAAGATGACGAGGTATAGAAGTAATGTTTATATCGGGATGTAAATTCGCTTGGTCGGATAATGTTAAATAATCCTCGAATTTTTCCATATCTATGTAGTTGGTTAATCTTTATTATAAAACTGTTTAAACTAATGTATCTATTATAGGTTATGGAAACTTTTATCGTATGGGCATATAATCTCTTCCAATCGTTCAAAAAATGGTATTATACAAAAAAATCCATATCCTACTATATGCTAACAAAACAAGGAAAACAAATACCCATATTTCAGTTTTCAGATGAACCTATTTGGGGATTTTTGACCGTCTACAATACCAATTATAATTATAAATATAAATTTACTCCTAATTATGATAGGAATATATTAACGATACCTACTTATAAATGGATGGGATTAGAAGTAAAAGTACACGATAAATATTATATGTTAGATGTAAATGAATTTTTAGTAAGTCCCAACTTTTTATTTACAACTCCAATGAAATTATGGTTGTGTCATAAATTACAAGTAGAACCCACCTCAGACATGAATATTAATGTAGTAGATGAAGATGTAAATGTAATTAAAATAAATGATTCTATTGAATTAAACAAAAATAATTATTTAATCAACAAACTTAAACCGATTCAATGAATTCTTGTATATGAACATGAACCCTTTAAAAACTAAATGGGTGTTATGGGGGCATTTGCAACACGATACCAATTGGAATATGGATAGTTATACTCCAATTTGTCATCTAACCTATGTAGAAGAATTGGTGGAATTGATGGATAAAATACCTGAAAAGATGCTCACCAATTATATGTTGTTCATGATGCGTGATGGGGTTAATCCTGTGTGGGAAGATGAACAAAACAAAAACGGCGGATGTTTTTCCTATAAGGTAGACAATAAGTATGTAAAAGATATATGGAATGAATTGTGTTGTTACATTTTAGGAAATACAATATCTATTGATTCAGTCAATAATACAATTACAGGAGTGTCTATTTCTCCTAAAAAAAGTTTTTGTATTATTAAAATTTGGATGTCATCATGTAAATTTCAAGATGCGTCTATTATGAATATTAAACAATTAAAATTAAATAATTGTTTATTCAAAAAACATTAAAATCTAAATGTAGATTATGAGAAACTATTCGCGTAAATTTAGGAGAAATAAAGGAGGTGGTTTTTTTGATTCTTCCGACCCGAAACAAGCGGTAATCGATGCTCAAACTAAAGTAGATGCTGTAAAGGTAGAATTACAAGAAGCAGAAGATAAACTAACAGAGGCTCAAACTAAAGCAGCATCAGCTCCAGTTACAGAACCATCTACCGCAGATAAAGTAAAAGATTCATTAACCGGAATAACTTCCATGTTCTCTTCCAAACCAGCAGAAGTTCCACAAACAGGTGCTGGCAAACGTAGACGAAGCAGAAAAAATAGACGTAGCAACAAAAGACGTTAAAAATCACTCAACGAATAGCCTGCTTGTAAATATTTGCTGATTCGGTCTGGATGCAACGCCGTTGCCATTAATTCTTCTTTTAAAAGTGTCGTGCGTTACCGAACGACACTTTTAATTATAGGTAAAAATAATTCTTCAGCACCTGGATTGGTAGATAGCATGACCCAATATAGTCAGAATTTGGATTGAAATATAATTTACCGCGATACAAATGGGTAGGGTTTACCCACATGTTATAAACTATGCAACCAAATATGTCAACTTTATTTAGCTAAATGTGTTCCTAATTTGGTGACAGCTTCATTGTAAATAAAATCATACTTTGAATCGTCCCAATCCTCTGGAATAAAATTATGTTCCTTAAATTTTGCATAAATTTGTTCATATTTAAATGGAAATCCTCTTGTTTCTCTTTTGGTACAAATACAATCTAACCCAGAACCGACATCTAAATAAATTCCTTTTGGATGGGATTTGTGCAATTCAGCAATAAGAACTTTCGCGCTTTGTCCACACGCAGTTAATACAATATGTTTACCATCTTCACCTATTAACTGCCGAACTTGATTGAGAACCGTTTCAAATTGTGTGTCAAACCAACTATTCAAAGGAACGATGACTACATCATCAAGATTTAATAAAATTTTAGATTTAATAAGTAAATGATTGCAAACCATTATTTTTTTTAATTTTGATTCTTTAACAGCTTTATATATTTTTGATTTTTTTATAAAATGACTATCTGAGATTAACTCATGTGAGTCAAATAATAAACTATGATAACATACCCAATTTACTTTTTTTAAGGCTATATTTTCCCAATAATCAATAGTTTCTTGGGACCACCATTTTCCAATAAACGTATTATCTTGATTCGTAATATAGGTAAACGAATTTCGAAGTCCTTCACTTAATTTTTGTGTGTACGCATCATTATCACAATTGGAATCTCCTCTATTTATATTGTGCGAATATTTAGCGGCGCAATAATGTTCACCGTCTCCATATTTACAGTATACGATTGGTTTATTGTTAACAATGCAATCGGTAAATGTATCTATAAAATCCATAATATAGGGTAATACATTATTATTAAATAATTTTACGAATAAAGTTGAATAATTTCAAATACGATAGAATAATCATTGTTAATCAAATCAATCACTTTACCAAACCTGTCTAGCAATCGAATATTCATTCGTTCTAATCGAACAGGTCCAAAATATTCTCGTTTGTTCAACACATAAAATTCAGAAGAAAGACCTATACTAACGGTATTTACATAATTAAAAGAAGGAACACGTGCCATGATATTATTTCCCAAATAACTAGGCAGGCCATTTGGTGTTCTCACTACAGATATAACGGAATCTGTGCTATGATTACTGTGAAAATCATCTACGTCGACGAAAAAATAATTATTTACAGATGTAAAAAATGTAGATTCGGCTGTATATGAATAATCATCTGTGTATATATCTTGTTTAAAACCTAATATCCATCCTAAAGATAATCCATCTGTAGATGTACATGACCGTTTTTTTCCTAAATTTGTAAAATCTACTGTAAATTTAGTAGTTGAATTATTAGGCCAATAAAATTGTAATCTATTACTAGCTTGATACAGTTGACATTGTAAATTTATACCTTGGGCAGTTAATTGGTCATTGATAATTTTTATTAATGCATCATTTGATGTTGATAATGGATTTATTATATAAAAACCATCTGGAATTCCAATAAGGATAGAAGTACCATTGTCAATCGTAATCAAAAAATTATTATTTTGTAGTTTTTCAGAAATATTATACCATGCAGAAGGAACTTCAATGGCCTTAATTTTCAGAGAAACTACGTTATTGATGCTTTCAGGAAACGTATAAGTAAAATCGGTTGATTTGGTAGCCGTATAATTACTTCTAAATAACGTATCAATACAAACTGTTTTTGTAACTAACCGTTTTTCAAGAGGATTGATTGTACCTTGAAAATAATTACTTGGATTGCTGTAAACAAAAGGTGTGATTGGTTTTGGTATAATGTCCAATTGTTTCAACAATTCATCTTTGGCTGAATTTAAAAATAATAATATTTCATTTTGGGTTTGTTGATTTACATTGAATTGATTTAATCGGTCCAACAATAATTGTTTTTGTTGTTCTACTTCTAAAATAGTACATGTAGATGTAATACCAAATAATTTTTTTAAATCTTCAACAGAATAATTATTTAAATTCAAATCAATGTCCATATAGTATAAATGTATATAAAACTATATTTTTATCGGCATAAAGATAAAGTTTTCAAACGTATATGGATATTATACGCCTACTAGGAGTAATAGTAGTAGAATACCCTCGTTATTTACTATCATCCAACTATGATTATTCTACTTTTTGGGATAAATGCATTCATATCAATATATTATATACTAAAGTATTGCAAGCCATTGCTGTTCATTGTATTTCAGATACATTTTATTACCATTTGAATGATATACCATATACATCTGATGAAATTCCAGAAATTGAGTACATTACAACAAAAAATGTGATTGGGTCAGGTATGATATCTATTGTCATGGAAGGAACAGATGAAAAGGGAAAACTATATATTGTAAAAGCAAAACGTAAAGGAATTGATGCTAAAATTATACAAGGGTTGCAACAACTAAAAAATATAGTTTCATGGTTGCATTATTTACCTTTTCAATTTCCTATTCAATTTATATATACACAATTTGAAACTATGATAGTAGAACAATTATCTTTTGAAAATGAAATAAAACATCACCAACAATTTAAAAAAAACAATGAATACAATACCAACATTGTTGTACCTGACATTATACATGAATATTGTACACCAATGCAGATTGTTATGACTAAAATAGAAGGGTCGCATTATTCTTCCAGTATTTCATCTGAATTGTGCAATACCTATGTACAATATATTACAGAAATGACAACTAAAAATATAATTATAGATGGTTTTATTCATTCTGATTTACATGCTGGAAATATGTTCTTTACACCTGACCATAAAATTGGCGTCATCGATTTTGGATTAATGATACGATTGACGGTAAAAGAACGACAGAGTTTTTACGATTTGTTACAATATTTATCAACACAAGATTATGAAAAAGCAGTCGATGTTGTTATAACCGAATTATTAGAACCACAACATGTTATAAAATCATTATCTACTATACAATTACGTTCATTAAAACAATCTTTTATTGATTTGTACATACGAATTTATTCTATACAAAAATCATTATCGGTAAAAGATATTTGTTCTGTTATTTATATTGCTTATACTTATAATTTAACCGTTTCTACCGTATTTTATAAATTAATGTTTTTTATTGTTTCATGCCAATGTTTTATTCATAAATTATCACCTTTTTATTTTCATTCGTTTATAGAGAAATTGAAACATTTATTTACAGAAATTAATGAAGATGAATAAACCTAACCCTATAGTATGTTGTACATTGCAAGTAAAGTAATAGCAGAATCTTTGTTAAGTTTATATCCCGTGTTTGTAAAACATATTGATTTGCCGATAGAAACTCAAATGTGGAGTCGATTTTTTACTTATACGGTTATATCCTTTTTCTTTATTGACAAAACCATACTAAAACTCCTTCCCTCTTTTTACGGTGTGTTGTTGATGATTGTCACTATGGTTCATGTTTATACATCGTATAAAGGGTTTTTATTATTGGAAAGTGGGATTTCGTACGCATTATTTTATACCTATCCCATATTTATTTATTTAGGCACTTATTTATCAATAACACCTTATTTCATTTTTCCAATGTTAGGCACCTTGTTATTGTTTTATGATAACAAATCAATCAATGCATTGGGTGTTTTCATGTGTTTATTAGCAGCAATGACGGAAGCTATGATTTATTTTATCGTCCGTAAATTAAAAACGTCCAACCCATGGAATCATGTTTTCATTTCCTACGTATTAGGTTCAGTACTACTTACTAAATTTGCAACTACCGCAACCAACGTTTCTTGGTCGTTAGTGATTAACGCAATTATTGGGTTAGCTGGTTATTTGTTGCGTTTCTTTTCCATGGCGCATTTATCTCCTATTTTGTATTCGTTCTTATCCTATATTGGTATTGTCATGGCATTTGTCTATGGAGTTATTTTTAATGGTGAATCGATTACTATGTTGAAAGTATTTGCTACCATACTTATTTTGATTCCATCTATTCAACAAATTATAAAAAAAAACAAAGCAGGAGAGTAAAACAGGGGCAAATGTGGATTTAATCCCAGAAATAGACAATCGATAGCATGATTTTGTGTTTGTAATCTTGTGGGGTAGTATGACCTGTAAATTTGGCAAGTTCCGCATCGTCCATGAGCAAATAGTCGACCATCATCTCCGTCATCGGGTTCTTGGCAATGACTTCACCTTCGTAACCTAGAAAGTCTTCCATGTTTGTCTCGAAGAAAGGGTGGTTCTTAATCAACTTACCAACGAAGTCAGTGTCCATGACGGCTTCGCACTTGTAGCTGATGTCCATGTATTTCTTGCCGTCGGAGTAGAGCAAATCCTTGACGGAAATGGTAATCTTGTAATGGTCGTTGCCGACAGCCGTTGGCGCCCGATAGTTGAACGATGAAGTGCGAGTATTTGCCATGATTGAAGTCTCTGATGTACATTATCTGAAAGGTAAAAATCATTTCAATTTTTTTAATCGACGTAGTTTAGTTTTTTTTCGATTACGTTTTTTATATTTACGGGTACCCCCTCCCAGCCCAGATAAATTTTTAACAAAAATACTACTTGAACCAGTAGTGTCAAAATATTTTTCAATCACTTTTAATACAACATCATTGTCAAACCTATTGACAGGTATAAATGGTCTATATTCTGGAGTAACAGGAGAACCATTATCAACACACCCATAATTTTTTATAATTAAACGTCCACCTTCTTTGAGTATCGTGAGTATGGCTAAAAAATCAATGTTGAGTAAAGGACACGTATTCAATAAAACTGCATCGTAAAAATTTGTATGTGAATCCATGAATTCAAGTGCTTCACTATTGGTTCGAATGAGTGGAAAATTATAATCAACTGTATCATTCAAATCGTCTCACAAACTTAAATCCGATAAATATTCTATAGTTACGTCTCTACCATTAAAATAATCCGATAAAAATCGTTTGATTTTGTCTATCGTTCTACCTTCATCTTCTACTCTTGTAGTGTCATCTTCATCTCTAGAACATTTCCCCCGTTTTTCGTTGGCACATCACTAACACATTTATTGATTCATCACTTTTGTGTTCTAAATGTTCAAGT